ATGCTCATGAGCACCGTGCCTGCGGTGTCGTCGCGGATGTCCACCCGCACCTCGGTCGCGCTCTCATTCGTGAGGGTCAACGTGGTCAGGTCGTGGAACTCGGATGCGGTCAGCGCCGCGATCGTCGTCTCCGTCGTCGTGGTGAGGGTGGTGCGGAGCCGACCCTGCATCTCTGGGACGGTGCCGGGTGCAGTAACGATTCGACCACTGAGGTCGTGGAGAGTATCAACCCTATCATTATCGGCAACAAGCGCTGGGAGCGTGGACTGTGCGCGTCCGCCAATCTTAATGGGGAAGTTGGCGTCAGCATCATCATGGGCTATATCACCCTGGATTTCGAGGTTACCACCGTCGGCCTTGATGCGATCCCAATCACCGCCAGTATCAACGCCATAAATAGCTTGCGTTCCGGGATAACCCTCCATCACAGATGCGGTCTTGTCAGCGTTCGGGATGATCTGATTGAGAACGGTACCATCAGACCCAACGGGGAAAATGGCGAGTCCACCCTTTAGGTTGAACCATCCATCTACGCGATCATTATTTCCAACACTAGTGGGGGTGCCGGATTGTGCGCGCCCACCGATCTTGATCGGGTTGCCGGTGTCTACCACGTCGTGCGCGACGTTGCCGCCGACTGAGAGTCCTGCACCGGTACCGCCGTGCTGGTCTGCGGCGATATTCACTCGCAACGCACCAGCGAGATCAGTCGAGAGCAGGACGGCGTTGCCCTCGGAGAAGGACGGAGCGGCGGCGTTCGCTTCGGCAGGAAGAACGCCGAGGTTGTCAGTGCCCGGTGCCCCCGCATCGTTGGTCAGGATGCCGACGGCGGCGACATTGATTGTTCCGCCCTGTTGCGCCGCGATGTCGACTTCGAGCTGGCCCGAGGCGTTGACCGCGAGCGCGCGCGGGGTGGTGCCGTCTACACCCGCGACCGTGGCCGCGCCCTGCGTCGTGTAGATCGCATCTACTCGATCGGAGGTATCGACTGCAGCGGGGAGAGTGGTATAGGCTTTACCACCAATCTTGATTGGATTACCCGAGTCGGCGCTACCGCTCGGGAGGGTGCCGTCCGGCTGAGTCGTAAGGCGGTTTGCCGAGACAGCGACGACAGTACCGCCGTTATCGACGATGAACATCGCCTGCTGCCCTTGAAGCTCGAACCAAGCATCGACTCGATCTTGGTCGACGACCGCGCTCGGCGTACCTGCCCGAGCCCTGCCACCAATCTTGATCGGGTCGCCGACGTCGACGGCATCGTGCGCGACGTTACCATCTACACGAAGAGCGGATCGTTGGTCGGCCATTCTATCTCCTCAGAAGGAAGGGTAGCGGGCGATGGTGACCCGCTGTCGCTTCCCTGCGCTGCTAGAGTTCGTAGCTGATCGAGCCATGCACGTCAGCGGCGAGGCTGTCGTCGAGGTTCGTGATCACGACCCTGAACCCGTCGAATCCCGCCTGAGCGGTGAAGACGTGCTCGCCGTAATCCTTGTGGGCGGGCTCCCAGACGACGGCACTGAACGCCTGACCGCCGAGGGTGGCGATCACCGTCTCGACCGCGTTGTCCACCGCCATGATCTCCATCTTGTATGCGACGGAGGACCACGCGGTCGCCTGTGTCATCTTCCACGTCGCGGCACCAGACTCAGCGGTCTGAATGTCCGTCGTCGTGGAAGAGCCTGCGGCGAGGTCGGTGGCCGAGCCCTCGACCAGAATCGGAGTCGTCGGCGTGCCCGCACCCGCGTTCGGGTCCGTGACGTGGAGCCTACCATTGTCGTCGACCATAAGCGGCGTCCAGTCGCCGTTGGCCGGGGTAATGGCACCCGGGGTCGTCACCCTCTGCGCGAGAGCGGCAACACCGGTATCAGTCGCACCAACTGCGGTATCGATCGCCGAACCGAGATCGGTAGCGCCAACACCCGGGGTGAGCGTTGCGCCCGCCGAGATGTCCAACGCGACGGACTGAACGATGTCCACTTCGAGTCCGGTCGTGGAAGTACCACGGGCCATATCCCAAGCGGAGCCATCGTAGACCATCATGTGCGCGCCAACTGCCGGAGCAGTGGGAGTCGCAAAATCGTCGGTCAGTGCAGCAGCAGCCGGAAGTTCGGTCGTCACTGCTAATGATACCGACTGAACGATATCAACTTCAAGTCCGGTTGCAATGGCACTGCGTAGGCGATCCCACGTGGTGCCGTTGTAGCCCATCGCGTAACTGCCAATGGGCAGTACGGTCGGGTTCGCATCCGCATCGGCCATCGCTGCAACTGCGGTGCTCGAAGCGAACTCCGTGGTTACTGCACCAGCGATAGTGACGGTCGCACCCGAAACGTCGATGGCGTTCGTCGGATCGAGTTCAACCCACAATGCACCTCGAGCGTTGGCCCTACTCGGGGTGTAATCACCATCCGTGGTTTCTTGCGTGCTGAGTCCATCATCGCGGAGGTTGACGCCAATGCCACCGACCCATGGGCCAGCACCACCAGCAACATCCGTGGTGTATTCAGTACCACCGCCGCCACCTGAAACGCGAAGTGCACCAGAGAGGTCCACACTCAGGAGTACCTGATTGGTTTCAGTGTAGGTCGGAGCCGCTGCATTTGCGAGGGCAACCAGTACACCCTGTTGGGTGGCAGCTGGTGCCGCATTATCGTGGGTCAGCCCACCGTCGACCTCGATAGCACCCTGATCGGATGCCATCGTAACCGGAAGGCTAAGCGCTGCAGTGGTGTTGCCGATAATCTCGGTTGAACCACCAGATGCTCGACGGACAAGGTTAATAGCCTGTCCGCGTTCAGTACCGCCACCGGTATCAAGGTCAACTGAGAGAAACGGAGTTCTCTGGTCAGCCATTTCTAACTACTCTCCTCGATGGTCGATTCGAGTTCCGCTAGCTCTTCCTTCAAAGTCGCAACGCGGATTTCTTGACCCTCAATGGTAGCGTCTAGCTCCATTCGTCGGATCGCATTCTCCTCCAGCGCCATATCAGCCTGACTAATCTCAAGCTTCTTGCGCCGGATCACAATTTCAGCCCTACGAGCAGCATCACCAGAGCCAATGGTGTTGCCCGCCGAGCTTACGTCGGCCATCAGTTATCCCCTTCCATTGGCTCTGTTGTGATCACCCGGGATTCCGGGTCTTCAACTAGCATGCGCCTCTTCAACGGAACTTTGTACTTCCGCTTGAGATCGTCGGTCCAGGACACGTATCCTGCTTCCAACAGTCTCAGTTCTTCGCGCTTCTGGTTAATGAGGGCCAAGCGGAACTGAATCGCATTTAAATCCCCCTGCTCCATAACCTTTGCTGGTTTCTTTGCCATGATGGTCTATGCCTCATCCCAATACAAGGTGACGCGGACATCTGCCGCGACAACATCGAGGTTTTCAGCCGTCACCCGGAATCCTTCATCGCCGGTCGCATGATCGATCGTGACGAATTCCTTGTGCGGTGGAGTCCAGAGCATACTCGGTGTTCCCCATAGGCCACTAGTATACACTGTGTCTTTCGTAACTTCAATTGCTCCGTCCAGCGTCTTGATGTCCCATTTGCAGGCGACACTACTTGCTAATGTCACAGCTACAAGCTTGCCGGTCAATCCGCTGGAAACAAAAGTAGTTCCATCAAGATCAGCACTCCCACCAACGGCAAGATCAGTTGATGATAGTCTCTCCAAAACCGGAGCCACTGGTCCTGTAGGACGAACAGGGAGAGCAAAAGCAGCAGCGGCAGGATCTGTAGCAAGAACATAGGCAAGCGCCGTATCTGTCAGTCCCGCGAGGATAATGCGCTCGCGCTGTACGGTTGTGCCGCCAACGTCGAGTGATTCGGTGTCAAGCTTCTTGCCTACACCATCAACCGGGAGTCCAATTACGCCATCGCTCATTTGTCTCCCCTACACCAGCGAGATCATGACTTCGTCGCTGTATTCAACCTGTCTTTCCACAACAGGCTCATCTACATCGGCGAAAGCCAACATCAGCGCTTCGGCGCGGTCGGGTGATGGTACCCCTCTTGCACGCATATCTTCCTTGGATTCGATCTTCACCCGCCCATCAGGACGAATTTCGTAACGAAGTGCCAGTAACTGACCCTCCATCGTTTCGTCGTCCAGTCCACGTACCCGCTTAGCGGCGAATCGTTCTCTTAGGTTCCAGTACAATTCCGCCTTCAGGTTGGCGAATCGGTGGTTTTCAAAAGCACCTGCCCCAACGTTGATGCCGACAATCTGGATGTGGGGAAACATCGCGCCAATAGTGTCGCGAATGTGGAGGAAGAAACCCCAACCAATTCCGTTGGAGTCAATCCTAATACTCTTGGTCCTGTGACCGTATGGGATGATATAGTCCACGATCAGTTGCCTCGGGTCGGGCTCTTTCCATCCCCGGGTAAGGATAATGTCGTCACCTTGGCGGAGGAGAAGGACAGTCTCATCCTCACCCGGGCCAGCCACATCGATGCCGAATTCCAAAGTGACCGCAGCCAGATCAGCCTTGGTTTCGGTGTACTTAGAGTTGTTGATCCACTCCATGCTGATAAGAGCGTCATCTGCCTGTGGCGGGAACTGACCCAAGACGCGGCTGTACCACAACGGATTGTTGGTCTTGCCCCATTCGTACCACTTCTCAACAACCCAATCCTTCGTAATGAGGAACGGCCAACGATTTTCCTTGAGAGGGTTATCTTCGTCGGAGGTTTCCTCCGTTATATCCTCGGCCATCTGAATAAGCGTGGCTAATTGATCCTTGTGGTACTGATCCTCAACGCCGGGGCAGGGCAAGTCTTCACCGTACTCATCTGTGGGCCACGTTACAGTGGGTTCCACATCCTTGATGTTTGGAGAATCAAACGCTGTGATAGTGATTCGGGACCACCCATAAGCGTTGGCTTGGAACGCGTCGTAAAAAGCGCCACCCGGGACGGTGGGGTTTCCGAGAGCAAGCATCCTAACGTCGCCACCTGCCCGGATGCCCTCAATCGCTTCAAATATGTCGTTTGCGATACCGACGGCCTCATCGAGGATGACGAGGATCTTCCCATGGTACCCCTGTAGGTTGACGCCAGCGCTGGTCGATAGGCCAATTAGGTAATTCTCCTCGTTGATACGAAGTTCGGTCTGGTTGAGTTTCGGGTAAGAGATGATGGCATGGCGGACCATCTTGTGGATCTCACCCCACATGACGAGGCGAACCTGCTTGAAGATGGGGGCGGTCGTGATAACAACACCATCGGGAAAGGCGGTAACCCACCAAAGAGCGATCTCAGCAGCGGAATAAGTCTTACTGGATGCATGGCATGCCTTCACTGCGGTACGACTGTTCTTCGCCACAGATGAAAGGATGTCGCGCTGCTTGGACCATGTTCGGTGACCGAGGATACCCTTGACGAAACGCACAGGATCGGGCATGAGGTCGCTCAAAGCCTCGCTGGCTTGAGTAATCGGGACTTTCTCGGTTGTGTTAGTCGGCATCTTCGGAATCTGCCGCTTCTGTGGCCCTGCGGATTACGTCGATTGGGATGGCTGCTCCATCCGGGCCGCTAAGCTCTTTGCGCTCGGGCTTGTTGACGCCGAGAAGTTTGGCTTTCGTCTGGACCGACTGGAGAGCGACCTGCACCCCGTACAAGTCCCCCTTACGTGCTGCGGCCATGCAGATACTGAGGAGTTCGGCAAGCGTCTCAGAAAGGTCGTCTCTTTCGTCCTCAATGTCGGGATTGACCTGATCATTATACTGCTTCATCGTCTCGCGTACGTCCTTGTACGCTTTGGCGTTGTTGTAGTTACGAATCAGGTGATCTTCACTAAGGGTGGGGCCGTCGTAATCGTCCTGCATCGTCCCTGTGGTGCAGGCTCTAATGATCTCGATGGCGATGCGAGCGTAAGAGTAGCCACCCCTCTTCAGCCACATCACATACAATCGTCGTTCACGGGCTATGATGCGCCTGGAACTATTTTTGACTTGTGCTCCCATAAAGACAGTAAATCACAGGAAATCGGGACGTGTCAAGCGGGGGGATTTTGGCCCCCAACCCCCAAATGATGCCTGAGGGTCGAGGGCCAGCCAAGCAACCAGAGCGTGGGCTCGCTCTACCTATATTAAAACATAAGGGGTGGGCCTTGTCTATATGTGTCTCTTCGTCAAAAGTGGCAGTGATACCGGAGGTCCGTTCGGGCATCGTTTCGGCGGGTGTATATATGGGTCGAGTCCAGACATTAGTATATACTAATGCGGCATCTATCACTCTGCTGTTACCTCGGTATTAGGCGATACTAATGAGCCATCTATCACTGCAAGTTACCCAGCGCATTAGTACATACTAATACGGTACTCTATGGGGGTAACCCCCGGCATTAGTATAGGCTAATGCGGACATCTATGGCCGGCAATTACCTCGGGTATTAGTATGTACTAATAGGCCGTCTATGACTAGCCAACACGCCGCGCATTAGTACATACTAATGGGCACTCTATCGTCGGCAAGCACACCGCCGATTAGTGCATACTAATGGGCCGTCTATGGCCGGCGAACACCCCGGGCATTAGTATGCACTAATACAGCGATCTATGGCTTGGGTTTGCCCTCGGCATTAGTATATACTAATACCGGGCATTAGCACCCTTCCTTGCCTCTCCTTGCCCATTACCCCCCGGGTGGGCACACGGGGGCGGAACGGGGGGTGGACCCTCAAGGGAGGGCAAGGGGGAGCGCCGGGTGGCACTCGGGCCGCGTCTAGGGGGTAAGTCGCGGGCGGGCGCGCGGGCGGGTATTACGGGCGTTGTGGCCCCTTGCCTGAAAGACAAGCGTGAGGCGTCGTTAACAATTTCTTAACACATTGGTCGCCGGGACCTGATATAATGAAAATAGATCGGGGAGGGCAACCCGCCCCGACAGACCGGCCCCCGCCCCCCGGGGCGGCGGCCAAGGCCAAGGAGGCCACGAAATGGCAAACGCGAAGGCAGAGAAGAAGCAGCGCCCGTACCTCCGAATCGAGATCGCGCGCCCGGACGCCCGAATCGGCGACGAGCAGACGGACAAGGGGGACGCGATGGCGATCCTGACAGTGGACCGCATCTTCCGAAACCGCAGCAACGCCCGCGAGGCAGCGGCGGCTTGGAGCCAGCGGAACACCATCCGGTTCGGCCAGCTGACGATCACCGAGGCGGCTTCCGAAACCGGGAAGCGCAAGATCGTCGAGATCCGAGAATCCGGGGCCGAATACGGAGCGGCCTCCGAGGACATGCGGGAACGCGCCCGGAAGGCCGAAGCCGCCCGGAGCGGGAGCTGACCACCAGCGGGGGGACTGCCACCCCCGCACCCCCGAACCCCCGAACAGGAGAAGATCATGGACTTGCTCGCAATCAACGGCCCGGTGTTCGTTCTGGCATCCGGAGCCATCGTCATTGGGACATACGGCATCGCCGAGGCCAAGCTCCGACACTGGAAGTTCCGACGGGCGATGCACAAGCGGATCATTCCGGAGCGGGAGATCGTCCCCTCCAAATGCCCGAAGTGCGGGATGCTGACCCGACACCCCGAATATCACTAGACAGGGAGATGCGAAGTGCCCCCGCAAGGGGGCATTTCTATATGTCCGGCGCGGTGGTCCTCCGACACCCCCTAGTGTCGCTCGCTGGCGGCGTCCCTCCGACACCTCCCCCTATCCGACACCCGGGGGTGTCCTGACACTCCTAGGTCCGATTCTGATAGGTCCGATTATCCGATAGGGTCCGATTCCCCGGACACCCCTTACTATCCGGATAGGTCCGATTATGTAACCGGTAGAGACACCCCCTACTATCGCTGAGGTCCGATTATCTGATACTCCCTCCTCCCCTTCGACACCCCTTAGTGTCCACAGGGTCCGATTACGATACCCGTCCCTGACTACCAGACAGATACCTGAGGCCACATTTACTACCAACCCCCACCCCCTGTTCAAACGACAGTCAAAGGTCAACCGATGACACCCCTACAGCTGCACTCTCATGGACATACAGAGCTTGTCTCCGGGGCTCCGGGCTGATAAAATGGGGATGGAGGGCGAGCCCGCCCGGGCCGCGCACCACCACCCGCGAAAGGATCGCGAAATGACCAGACAGGGAATGGGTCACGACGGGGATACCCCCCATTCACCCACGACCGACAAATGGCCAACGGGGCCGACATACAGCCCTCGCCAACGGGCCAAGGCAGTCAAGAATCTCCACGACCTAGGAATCAAGACCCGCAGGGGCCGAGACTCCCACATGTGGAGACTGACAATCACCCCCGATAAGATGTGGGAACGTGACCACACCTACCGGGTGCACGGGCTCACCCCCCAATGGTCGCAGGCGCTCAACACCCTGAGATCAGAGGAATACGGGAGATATCCCGAGGAGAGGGAGGGGTTCCGGCCATGACAGATTGGACTCTCAAAGCGATGCAGGACATTATCGACGAATCCGAGATGTACGAGCCCGGGGAAGAGATCCGGGAAGTGTGGGTGGTGATGGAATACTCCGAAGCCACCGGACCAGTGAGTGCCCACGCCACAGAAGAGGGGGCTATCGAAGCCGCCAAGCAGATGGTCCGGGATATGGGAGAAGGGGAAGGTCTGGAACCAGTCCAGGATCCCTCCTACACCGCATGGTGCGGAGGCCATGAGCCATGGGTCCAAGCCGCCTCACTCGGGGGTGACACCCAAGACAGCATGTGGTGGACAGAGCGCATGACAGTGAGGAAATGACAATGACAACCCGAACTTCCGAAATTGAGAACCATTGGACAGAGGCGGCTCAAAACGCCGTGAAGTCCCAATATCTCACAGCCCGGGCCACCAACAGGATCATGTACGACCCATATGGGGACGCGCCCGAAGGCCAGCACATCCGGGAGATATTCCCCACATGGGAGGATGTCAACCACCTCATCCCCGACTGGATCGACGAGGAGAACCCCGACTGGCTGCGGGATCTGATCATCGCCTTCAGCACGGGAGTATTCCCAGACCGGGGCGGGCACGGATGGCTCGGCAGTTACATACAAGATATTCTCCAAGGGGAATACAAGCACCTGTTCACCATGACCCAAGGTGTCCGGCGCGCAACCGCAATGATGATTGCCGAAGATCTCGCCCTCATCGCGGTGGGAGCCAGAGATCCAGAATCACAGACGAGGAGATCATGAAAGCCCACATCACAATCTATCACGGCGATGATGGGTCCTACCCGGTGGGAGCCCACGATGACGAAGAGTCGGCAATCAACCACGCATGGGGTCTTGCTTCCGAAATAGCGGAACACATCCCAGAGGCCGAGGTCACCACAACCCGAACTGAGGGGGCCGCGACGTGGATAGCCATCGCCCTCGGGGAGACGGAACTGGACCACGAATGGTCAGTCCACGAAATCGAGATCCAGAGCCGCCCGAAAATATGGGTAAGCATGACCAAGGAGGACGGGGAACTGATCAGCCGCTTCACAATCGAAGATGCGAACGAACTCCGAGAAGGAGCACTCGAATCACTGCTGGATGACGCACAAAGGATCCTCGGATGACAGCCGCATTCTTGAGTGAACGACCCACCAAGAGAGGGGGTGACACCGCGCTGAATCATTACTTTTACCGGCGCAACAACAAAATCTCCACACTCCCAAGCACCGCGATGGGAAATCATCTCTTCACACAAGCAATTCTCCACCCGACCGATCATGGGAACCTCTTCGCACGGGGACTGCCCGATAGCGAATTCCAGAGGCTCCTCTCCGATTACGCACGGGATGTTGCGAAAATAACGGAAATTCGCAGAGAGCGAACAATCTCAGCCGCCCGATACAAGGAAATAGTGAAAAGGATCTAATGATGGCAATGCCAGAGCCAGAGGTTTTCGCCAAGGAGGACTGCCTCCGACACAACCCGGATGCGGACGACTGCAAGGGATGGGTAACGACCCGATACTCCGAACTCGGGACGGCAATCCGAGAATGCGACTACCACATGGGAAGGTCACTGGAGCGCAACGCCCGGACACGGGAGGAATACCCCGACAGCCCGAATCCCCCCGCATGGTTTGATGCCACCGCAGCAGGGGAACGTTGGGACGACGATTACTAATCGCCCGGCGAGCCGGAGGGAAACTTCCGACTCGCTAAGCGGGTAGCAATCAACCCCGCAGAGGAAAGGATCCGGAATGGCAACGCAAAGAATCGGTATTGATTGTGCACCGGGGGCCATGCGCCCCGGGCACCTGCTATCGGGAGTTCTCGAAGGGACAGACCTAGACCCCGAACAGAAACCAGCCTCAATGGTATTCGGTGCTTGGCAGTGGTTCTTCGAGGTACCCGATGATCGGGCCGAGGAGATCAAGGAGATCATCAAGACCCGAATATCCGAACTGTACGACATTGGATGGATCCGCGGAGGACAGTGGTAATGGAAACAATAGACCTCACTCCCACGCCAGACGGATATCGCATGATGCTCCGACGCATTATGGAATCCTCAACCAAGGAAGAGGATCGGATCTGGGCGGAGCAGGAATATCGAAAAGTGGAGCACGTCACCGAGTGGGCACCCCGATCATCCGAACCTGAGTGGGACACCTGCGAGGATTGCCTCGGCACAGGGGGGCACCGCACGGAGTCCGGGGAGGGTTCTTGTGGGGCATGCGGAGGCTCCGGACGTCTCCCGGCCAACGAACAGGCGCACGTGGAAAAACAGCAGGCAGCGGAGCAACGAGAAATCGCCGCCTTCCGGCAGGCAGAACGGGACCTAGATGACAGATAGCAACAACCCTCTGACCTACAAATATCAGGGCGCGGCCAAAGCTAAAGCTATGCAAGTAGCGGCGATTATCAGATCCCACCCCGGATGGTCTATATCAAAAGTGGCGATCCTCATGCAAAAGCACCCATCATGGGTCCGGCGATACCGCAATGCGGCTATCGAGTTGGGGTTCCTTCCGGAGCCGGGACCCGGACCCACGTGCGACATCGGACTGATGAGGTGCATGAAACCGGCAATTGGCCGTCGCCATGATGAACTCATCGCCCCGAACGGAACAGTCCGCGTCTCGCACGTCAACATCTGCGCACACCACAAAGAGGTTACCATAACGCACAGGGGAACAGGAGCAATCTGCTGCCTATGACACACTATCACACACACGACGGGATGGCCGGGGGTTATCTCCCGGACTCCACCCACAGGCATGAAACACAAGAGGAGGCGATCACCTACCTGCAATCGGAGATCGTCCGAATCAAGGATGAGGGGGCAAGGGAAGACTCATCAGAAAAGGCTTACACGTCCGGAGTTGTATACTACAACTTCTTGGGCGGGCCACTCCGGTACATAGAGTACGCGCTTTGCAACTACGACTGCGAGGAGGACCCCGATGACTGAGGAACGACAATACATCTGCCCCGGTTGCGTAATGGCCCACACTACCAAGAACACGACCACACCTCACAAGTGCACTATCGGTTGGTTTATTGGCGAGCGACGAGAACAACGCTGCATCTGCGGAGGAAACCACAATGCCTAACATCACCAAGGCACAAATCCGATTCTCCGATAAGGAGATTGAGGAAATCATCGAGATTGCCGGTTATGGGATCGGCTATTGGGCCTATGCCGCACAGTGGGACACGGACAAGAAGATATACAAGGTGTCGTGGCGAGACTCCGATGACGAGCCCTTCGCTTACAAGTTCCTCTCCTACAACGACATCCGGGAGGCAATCGATCGCATCACCCTTCACCAAGTGGAAGTCGGCGATAACACCTTGGAAGCTCTCATCTCAGCCGATATGGGAGCTATCGACGCTGATGCGGCTGATTCCATCATCCAAATCGCCGCACTAGGAGAGATCGTCTATGGTTAACTACCCACCCGGAATGACGAGCAGTGACTACGATCACACAGAAGGGCCACTAACTGAGACAGAAAAAGATATGATTTGTCCGCACTGTGGAGTGGGAGGATACATCGTCGTTAATACATGGCGAGCCTCCGCAACCACTCACTCTTGCGACGCTTGTAATACCACATGGGAGGAACCTGATGACAACGAACGATTTTGACATCAAAACCCACTACGAGATGATGGGAGATGAGCATCCATTCTGGAGGGCACTCTGCGATGAGCGGGACTGCAAATGGTCTGAGGATTTCGACTCATCCGATCTTGCCGCCGACGCGCTTGAGATGCATTATTGCATCACTAGATGCGATGGTTGCAAGTGCAGATGGGAGGACCACAGCACGAAAGCCGAACTTGCCGAGGATGGCGAATCCGGTCCTACCTGCGGGGACTGCGGGTCCTGCGACGTGGACCGCCCGTACCCGCAACGGTTCGTAGACGTTCTCATTATCGGTCATGCCCGATCCGGCGTAGAGCTTGCCTTCCTTGAAAAAGATGTCGTCTCCGCCATTCGCTACCTGATGGACGCTTGCGAAAAGTTTGGAATTGCCGACGAAGACGAATTCCATGACGCAATCGTATTCCTAACACAGAAAGTTGGTCGATGATGGCAGCAGTAACGCTTCTCGAAGTGAGAGACAACAAAGTGGTAACGTCAGCGGAAGCAGTAGCAGCTTACCTCCCCTCCAATTACCAAGTTGTGGGCTATACCGCCGATGGTGCGGTCCTCGTCTACGGGCACGACAACGCCGGTTGGACCGCCGATGATTACGTCATCCCACGCCTAGCATCCGGACTCTATTCTGCAAAAAGGATTGACGCATGACCCGCATCAGCAAGAGAGAAATAGAAGACTCAATCGTGCGACTCAACGCCCGATTACCCAACATGGAGTACGAACTGTCCGGACAACTCGGGGGGTGGAAACTCACCTCCCACGGTGGCTCACGCGTCGTCGCACCTGCCGCTCATCGACCACTAGCGGAGACAGCGTTAGTTGTCACAGGGATGAACGCGTCTCTCAATGCCCTAAGTAAGTCCATCACCGACGAGATGATGGATTGGCTCCACGATTGCATCTCCGATTCCGGACGTGACGAAATCGGGGACCGGCTAAATGGAATCCTGGATCACCTGAAGGGACTCACGTGAACTGCCCCCGTTGCCAAGGCCATCTGCTGACGGAGGACACAGCCCAACGAGGAGAGGAGATCTACTGCATCAACTGCGGACACATCATTGAGGACCAAGAGCGGGTTACCATCATGCAAAATGAGGAGGTGGCCCGCACCAAAAAGGGATGGCGTCGCCGTTACCCCACCCGAGGAGGAATGAAACTGTGAAATGCGAGCACGACTGGAGGCAGGTATGGCAGACCGCACAAAACTACATTGAAGGATCGGGGCAGCAATTAGTAGCAATTCCCTGCGATGGGATCTATTTCTGCACCAAGTGCCTGATTCAGAATCACCAATTAGGAGAGGAAGAATGAAACTAGCAATCCGAATTGACGGCCCGCATGCGCACTATCTCAAAGAGGTGGCGTTCGGCAATCGCGGTGTTACCACCATGGCAATCACTGCACGCAACGACTGGAAAGATGCGCTTCTCTACCACTCTCAAATCCAAGCGGACCGCATCGCCGAGATGCTACCAGTTACGGCCAGAGCCCTCAGCGTCAACGCCTGTTGGTTCCCCGATTGCGTGAACGTCCAAGTCACGACCATTACAACTCGTAACTACGGCGAGAACGTAACCGTTAGTGCTGACAGCTTCCAAATCAAACACGTGGACATCGGCATCTGCTCCAATCACTACAATCTCCTATTCACCAAGCCCGGTGAGGGAAAGACTGAGTTCTAATGCCTAAAGACATTCAAATCCGGACGACCATAAGGGACGCCGCCGTCCTTATGGCTGTTTGGGTCGTTGATGGTCGTTCTTTCGACTTCCACTACGAACCGCCCGACCGTTACGCCTTCTCGCGTGCGGGTAACTTCTTCGCTGGCATCAAGCCCAAACGACAAAGGAAACGCAATGGCGACACCTAACGCCTGTCAGGGTCACTTCAGGGAAAATATCTCGTATCTTGAATTTCATCGCAGAGCGGAACTTCGAGTTCAAATGGGAGAAGAACAATACCAATGCCCGCAATGCAAATCATGGTTTTGGTTCCACGAGGTGGGACTATGCGAGATCTAAGATGCCCCGATTGCGGTGGCCCGATTGTAGCCACCAAACCACGAATTTGCCCGATTTGCGGATGGACGGATGACGATGTTACCAGCTGAAATGGGAATCTGGCGCAACCAATTTGGTGACACGCCAATCGAGGATCTCCAACCAAAACACCTGACCAATATCTACGCATGGCTCGAGCGAGAGAAGGCGAAAGCCCAATCAGCTACCGCATGGGATGTATGGGAACTAGATGGACCTAATACCAACTACAGGGATGATGAGTTACAAATAGAAATAGCGATCGATAATCGCCTTATGGAACTTGATGAGTGGATGGATGTTATTCAGGTCGAAATCAATGGTAGAATAGGATCCCCGGCATCAGAGGATCCGATAACTAACGACCAGTCGAACCAAACCCCGCAGCTTCTCGACTAGAGGCATCTAGCTGCTCGACTTGAGCAACGACTGCGGTCAGGTGAGGGAACAACACGAGTTGCCCAACTCGGTCCCCTACATTGAATCCTTTTTCAAACGTGGTGCGATTCTCAATCGCTACCGTCAACTCACCTCGGTATCCAGGATCGATCAATCCTGTCATCACGTGTATACCATTAACTAGCATACTGCTGCGCCCGATAATGAGCGCCATCATCCGATCCGGCAGTTGAACCGCGATATCCGTGTGAAGAAGACGAACATGCCCTGCCGGTACCGACTCCGCACGACTTACAAACAAGTCGTAACCGGCGTCCCCCGCCAGCGCTCGCCTTGGTTCTCGCCCCGCCTCCGTCAATGGGACGAAGCGAAGCGTAGCCGGACCGGGCGCGTGCTTTGGCACCATCGGCGGAGGGAGCCTAGGAGGATTTGGCATCTTCCTTCTCCTTCTCCGCATTGGCCTCATCCAGACGATACCTCTCAATCGTCTTCGTGTCGTATGCATCCGCACGCGCGTACATGCGTGACGGGGCACCCTGCCTCCCATGATTGGATTTCACTCTCGAAACCATAACCTCCGCTCGCTGGAACCGAGCAAGCGTATTCCGGGCTTTTTGAGTACCCACCTCCCACAGCTTCTCAAGATCCGCCACGTAGTACCACGAGGAGTACGACAGCTGGAGGAACAACTCTTGATCCGCCTCTGATAGGCGACCCTCTATTCCCGTATCATTCCGATTGAAGACCACGGCTTCTCCTAAACTCGCTCAACGTCATCACCTTTTCAAACCCGAGTGAGACGTGGGAAACCGAAGTATCGAGCTTACTCTGCACTTCCGCTACGAAGTCCCACTGTTTCTCTTCGGGTAGATAGTCAAGAAACGTAAGAACCAAACTCGTTGGTCTGCACTCATTGACCGCTGCTTGTGCTTCCTTCCAATCGAACCTCCCAATTCGTCGTACCTTCTTGGTTACAGTCGTAGTCTCCGGTTCCGCTGGCGGGACGGGCAAATCCTTCCAATCAATCTCGTCCAACGCCCCGCTGTTCCCTGCAATCCGGATTGGGAACGTGCGAAGCAGCATCATCGTATCGACCGGACCATCATCCCAATGGAGTCCAGTATCGGCCAGCATCTGCTGCGGCGTAATGTCTTGACTCGTCACAGAGGGATAATGCCCGCTCGCCCGCAGGCTGAGTCCAAACCCCTGCGTTCCTTCAATCCACACCTCATCCGATTCTTCGGGTCCAACGGTACGAAGCGGATTAGCCAGTGATCGCAGTTGCATCGCCGTGTTGAAGCTGATGAACGGCGCAAGCCAAGGAACTTCGTCAGCCGCGAACGCGTCGCCCACCCGACGAGAAAGCCGAAGGGCGCTCCGCGCACGCGCCGCGCCTACGCCCTCGCGCGTGCTGCCCGCCTCCATACTCATCTTCTCTTCAGTCTCGATGTCTTGTGGGTCCACAATAAATGCGTTTGCATCTACCCACAACTTGGGTGCTACACCCATCATTGTTAGCGTCACTTCTCGAATCTCCGCATGTAAGACTTCGAGATTGACCATCGTCCCGCGACCAATGAATAGCTGCGTATTGGGAAGGTGCCAGCCACAGGGGATCATCCGCATCTTCCAGTGGTGCTCTCCTGAAAGATGCCCGCCCTCAAAGGCCAGACTATCTAAACATCCGGGTGGGCATGGCCCGAGCATCGAATGTCCCGCCTGCGGCCCACCCACTCTTACGATTGCTGCTGGATTTTGCTCTTTGCCGAGTGCAGAGACGATTGCGCCCTTGCCGCAACTGCCGAATTGTCCGTCCATTACAATTCTGATGGTCATTAATTCATTCCTTTCTAGGAATCTAGGAAAGCACGACGTTTGCTCGGACGTCAAATCCCCTCAATGATCGGTACAATGACGATGCGAAGAATTGTCCCGAACGCCAGTCCATAAATCGATGCACGTACTAACTTGCGTTCAACAATAACTCACCTCCAGTCTGCCATCGTTCCCACTCCTGCCGGTCGAGTGGCACCTTATCTCCGATCATTTCCATCTCTGCCCAACTCGGAGTTGCGATGCTTGGTTCCACGTACAATGGGACTCTGCACTCCCGCCAAACCGACGCCATAAACCACGCAACTGCCCGTGCCGTTATATCAGCTTCCTCCGGCACCGCGTCTGCTCCGATTTCATCGTGCACCGACATAAACAATCGACTCTTCATCTCTTGTTCGGTGAACCAATTATCAGTTGCGATCATAGCACGCTTGATGATCTGTGCGCCGGTACCTTGAATTAGCCAAGCAAATGACTTGTGCGGGTCCTCGTGCGGTGGGCATCCGACCTTCCTTCCGTCGAACAGACTGATATACCCACGCTGCTTCATCACAGATTCTGCTTGCTGGAGGGTACGCGGTAGCGCCGGAAAGCGACGTCTATGAGCCCCAAGCCAACTTCCAGCTTGAGATTCATCAACCTCCACCCACTCCCCATTCGGTGATAACCCGCTAACTTTGGCCGCGAACGAACGGTTGCCAATCCCATACTGACTTCCAAATACGAGTTCCTTAGTGTCCCTCCTATCCAGATCGATACCCATCGCCCGGATTTCGTCCTGTACCATTGAGTGGATGTCCCCATCAGGATCCCTGAGAACTTCCATGAGCGTTGGATCTTGGGCATAGTGTGCTCCCACCCTCACATCAATCTGCGCAAAGTCGTTGAAAATCAACTTCAAATCGTCGGTTGATTGAATTAGCTCTCTAACCCGATGGATTCCTTGACCCGCTCCATCTCTCTGCTTCGGTAGTCCCTGCATGTTGATAGGATCGCTGCTTGCCAGTCGTCCGGTCTTGGTCGTCGTACGCCAGCTAGTGTGTACCTTGCCATCGATGCTATTCTTTGCAATCGACAGCATCGGCTCTTGATAACTACCCACTGTATGGATCAGCTGCTTGTAGTCAATAACCCCATCGCGAAACCAACGAGGAAGATCCGATTTCTGCAGCGTCTCCGCTTGCGCATTCTCAATCGGACTTCCGATTTGCGCCGCTGCCCGAATTACCTGATCGGGACCAGCCGGGTTGAACCCACGTATTCCGGTCTTCTTGGCCATATTGACCCGGATTTCGTGCGCCCGTTGCAAGTGAGAATCAATAATTTCCTGCGTCAACTCCATATTAATCGGAATCCCACGTGCCGCCATCCGACTCAATACTCGGATCCACTCTTGCTCTGTGTTGTGTACTTCTACTTGATCGCTCGGTAGCTTCTTCATTCCGAGTTCCCATAGCTTGTAGGTCAGCACCCCATCCATCTTAGCGTATGGTGCCATGATATCCACTGGAACCTGAGTGTAACGCTGAAGCTTGTTCTTCTTGATGTACGCCTTGAGCGCCGCCTCTTCTTTTCCAGCGCTCTTATCAATCCAGCGTGCGCCTAACCCCTTCAGCGAAAAGTTGGGATCTGGATGTGGATTGATCGTCCACCACAGACCGATCGTGTCGATGATATCACCTTCAAAGAGAACACCATCGTGCCGCGCCACGTTCTCATCGTACTGCCGGTTGTGCATCAGCCAAGTGCGCTTCTTATCCTTACCTAACTCATGGATCGAATCTGCCACCCACTTCGCATCTTCGTTTTGATCAAATAGCGTCTCATGTGCCACAGGGATATAATCCGTGCCCACATCGGGGTTGTGCAGGACCCACCCACCTGTCCTAAACCCACGATCCCACCAATCCAATCCTGTTGTCTCTGTATCCAGCGCAACCACCGGACAGTTGGCGTACGGTAAGACCCGTGGGTGCATCTTCATCGAAACATCTCCCAAAACCGCGTTATTTTGAGACGCGCCAGAGTTCCGATGTCTGGCCGTTCTCCCGGGACACCCTCTTCATTTCCACCATCCCCGAGTCCTGCAGCGTCTTGAGTAGTCTCTTTACTTCCTCCGCCCTTAGACCCCTGATGTTCACTGCAACGTCCCATGGCCTTACCCATTCTGGATATTCCTTCTCGAGTCTTGCTATGATTCGATCGACGTATTTCTTCTCTGTCGATTCACTCAGCCAGTCGATGCTACGTTGCGCCCAAATCATAGACCGGTTTGCTAGCTCCACGGCTAACTTCGTGTTCCGATCTCTGACGAACATCACCTCACCATAGACCTGCGGGTGCATCTCACAAAGCTCGAGTAACGCGGCGAGCTTGCGCGCCTTCGTTAGCGTCCTCCCGGGCGGGACGTCGTACGCCGCGCCGCGCTCCAACTCATCGAGGTCGCCTTCGGGCTGCCAGAGCGCCTCAAGCTCGGCTTGGTACTCTAGCATGATCAAATCACCGGCTGAGGTGTCGATGCCTGGAACTAGTTGGTGGACTCGGACGAGATCTTCTGTGTGGCTAGCGCCGATATGAGAGAGTTCAACCTTACTAGTTCCATTCGCCAAGCTAACTCGCTCGTGAGTTGCAATTCGGAGGCGCTCAAGATCCCCCGATAGCGCACTCCTATTGATACTACGTCGCTCGAGGTTATCTGCGATGACAATAAACCTTGAGAGATAGCCGTTAGCCATATCCTCTGGGTCACCATACTGTCTCCATGTATCCACGTTCGTGCTTGCCATCATAACGGCAAATGTCTTTTCTGCTTGGATTGCCGATCGCCTCGTCGCGTGACCAAGACTCGCACCGTCGAACATCCTGGAGTAGACCTCCTTGTTCGTCTGCGCGTACCCATCCTTACGGGCCATCTGCTTCAACTGCTCGCTGTACTCTTCGTATGCGAGTAGGCTGGGACCCTCAGCTACCTTCTCCATGATACCCTCGGGGCTACCACTCGTTACGATGTTCAGCGCCGGACTGATGGAGTGTACCATCTCCGATATATTCTGAATCAGCGTCGATTTCCCTGATGCCTGTCTAGCCAGTAGCATCGTCCAAAGACCGAGATTGCCGCCTTGAATTGTGATTTGAGGGAAGCTGGCCGAAAACCCCGACAGAAACATAAGCGCAATCGTCTCGTCGTTGAATAGGGTTGGACCGCGGAACGTCTCTATGGCCAATTGGCACAGATGGGGCCACCAACCGATTGTGTGAATCTCGCCTAGATCCCTAGTCGGTTGCTTCTGCGGGATTGATATCTCTAGGTCGGCTTCATGTTCCTTCATTTGTGCCCAACATTTAGCTACGTCGCGCCATAAGTCGCGAGGGCTGCGTCCATCCAGCCTGTATTTGTTCTGCGGTGACCACCACATCATCTGGAATGCGTCGTTGGCCGTCCACCCTTCATCCTTTAGTCGGTTGAGGGAGGACCACAGAGCTAACGATCGCTTCCTCGGTGTAGCCATCTCCTCTATGGCGTATGGAGGAGTAATACCGTCCCATGGTTCAGGCAGGCCATCTGGTCCGGATTCGAGATCCCCGGAAAATGTATCCACTGGCACGATCCCCAACTGATCGAGCATTTGGACATCGACAATACTCTCTCCAGAGAAACCAACAACTGCAACAGTTGGGGCTTCGGCATACTTAAAATTACGTGTCCCGGGGATACGGAGTTCCTGTCCAATATCCCATCCGGACGCGTCTCCAAAAACGGATAGGGCGCGACAATATCGTTCGGCAAGGTATTTATCAGTTGGCGCATTGAGTCTCCATAATGCCTGATATCGTCCGGGGCTCGACTCAATCAGAAAGGTTGGTACGGCGGGTAGGGTTTCGGGCCTCATCTCATCAAGGTCGGCCCATAGCCAGACTACTTCATCTTGAAAGTTCTCCTTGATCATCCGGATGGAATCTGGCTTGAGGAGTGCCGTCTTGTAGAATACATCGAAGTTAGCTTCGTCTTGGAGGATTGCCCATTCGATGGCCTCCTGCAGGTTAGAGACTAGAAATCGACGGTAGACGCGTTCGGTGGTGTGTGCATTGCGGCTGGCAAGGACTAGGAATAACTCAGGATCTTGGTCCCGGGTGAAGGTCCTCAGGAATCTGGTTATTGTCTGGGCGTCTGTCATTGTGTCCTTTTGTTTTCGTATAGGCCATGTGACCGACCCTCCCTAACACACAGACCAAAAATCAATCCGAGACACGACGCGAAAAAAGAACCACGTGAAGACGTGAAGACGTTTGCTCTGTGTGTGTTAGGGGGGCTCGATCTCATGGCCTTCATGGGAACATGAGACGTGTCGTCTCGTCAAATGAGACACGCCCGAAACGTCTCACGGTCTTCATGAAGTCCCCTCATTGTCATCACGTGTCTTCATGAGATGCATCATAGCGGCGAAGGACATAGCGTCCAAATCCAATTCAAGGCCAATATCACAAAGCTCGCAATGGTGACGAGCAAGATGTCCCTCTTCAACTTCCCAAGGGGACCACTCATGCCGACCCTCTACCGATGACGTATCTGCGCATTTCGCCAATTCAACTGCTCCGGCCATCTCCGCTACTCTTTTCTCGTGAAGCCCCTCTAAGTAGGCATTCACTGCTTTCTTGCTTCTGCCGGGGAACCAGACATTTCCGATAATTTCGTCATCAGGAGTGACGCCCGGAATAACCGACCTGCCCATCTCCTTATAGGAGTCTGCGGTGCTACCCGTTACCACGAGCGACCGCCAACATCTCCTCGAACGTCGTCTCGGGCGCTGCTGGCAAATCCTCCGCAACTGCTACGAGATAAGCGGCGTGGTGAAGCGCTTCCTCCGCCGTCATAATGTGCTTCGGACTCATGAGAGTGATCCCACGCCCAAAGATTGTTACTCCTTGGAAGTCGTAGACAGAGATCCGTTCGTCAGCCCCATCTTCATCTGCTGGCTCTGTATCCTCTCCTGCTGCTTCCTCTTCTTCAGTCTGATCTTGCGCTTTTTCATGAGTCTCCTCTGCCGCATTATCTGCTGCTGCTTCTCCTGAAGCTGCGTATTCCTCAGTATCCTTTGGTTCGATTGTCATAAGATTCTCCTTAGAAGTCCAATTCCTGTGGCGATGATGGCCCAAGCCCCAATGCCGAACGCAATTCCGTAGAGGCACCCTCTTGCAGGTTGGAGAGGATCCGGTCTACCTCCCGAATGTGCTTGCATATCCTACCCCCCCTTGCGAATCCCTCACACGTGCATGCACGGTAATTAATACCGTCTCCGATGCTGGTGTGTACGATACCCGGTCGTGAGTCGGACTCGAACTGGAATGCCAAGCCGACGAAATTAGCTTCCATCGTAATCATCCAGCATCGCTGCCGTTACTGCGTAACCGGCGATGTCCTTGATGTTATCCGGTTGGGAATGGGCGACGTCCCGGCAAACTTTCGTCCAGATCATCATGAGCGCCACCTGACGCTCCGTTACGGGGATACCAAGGATGATGGCCCAACCTTCGGCAATGCGTCGGAAGTTTACCCGTGGTGGATCGTACTTCTTACCGCGTTCCTTCACAATCTGATCCACCTCCATGAGGAAGGCGTTATCCGGGATTGTGATTGCTTCTTCTGTTTCATCAATGATCGCATTGATTCGGTTCAACTCCTCCTGATCCATTGCCACAGCAGGATCAATCTCTAGAAGCTTCTGAACCATTCCAACCAGTTGATTTCTCATATCGTATCCATTCCTAGCCAAAAATGATAGTCGGCGGTAATTTTCATGCGAAGATTCTTATTCTTCCCCCTTAGCCTCCTAGATACATTGTAGAATTGAGAGTCGATGGTCTTTTCTTTCAGACCGGTGATTTTTACTATATCAGCCATGGTGAGTAATTCGACGCACCGAAGATAAATTATCCTCATTTCGGCAGGAGTAATGTGTATCTCATCACCCTCAATCTCGTTGAGGACGAATTGGAGCCGATGCTCTTCCTCGGGCGTCATTTTGGGATCCTTTCCCTAGCTTACAACCCATGCAGACCGTGCCCGGGGTGAGCCATGCGAACATGCGCCCACACCCGGAGCATCGGAACTGCTTAATCCCTTTCTGCTTCATCAACTAGTTCCGCTCTGAAAACGCTTATCTCGCGGGGAGCTTGAAATCCAAGCTTCACCCTGCTTTTTCCGACGCTGAGGACTTTAATCACAATGTCTCCATCGATGATTACCTCCTCGCCTTCCTTTCGTACTAAGTAAAGCATCACGGTCCTTCCGTTCTTTTCCATTTTACCACTCGGACAAACCCGCTGGAAGCTAGACTTCTGCGGGCACCATCGTGATTGGGGTGATCTCGCACGCTTCGTCGTCGCAGAACTCATCTTGACTCTCATGGCCAACACCAGTGAGATTCAGAAATCTGAGCTTGGCGTGCTCCTCTGCGTATTCCTCTGCAGTGATGCGAATATACGGCATCTGCTCGTAGATACCATCCTCATCTCGAAGGAAGGAGACTGATTTGAATCGAGTCTCACACCACTCCAACATCTCAACGATGTCATTTGGCTTGTACACCTCAGGGTTGAACTTCACCGTGATGGAGGTGGCGTTCGACGACCAATGCCGATTGACGAGCGCAGCCAATTCCAGATGTTGCCAAGGCGTGACATCAGCTTCACCCGGCATATCGAACCCGATGTCGATGGGAAATGAAGCAACGACGGTTCCTGTTGGATCAGTGACATCTGGCTCAACCCGATAACCAGCGTCGACCAACCGGGCAACGAGGGCCGAGGTCGAAGAGATACGCTGATTTCGAATATAGTATCTTCCAATGGGATAATGGACCCCGGGGGTAATGCCACTGAGTAGCGATACAGTTCCTGACGGTTTGACGCTGGTGCGTCGGACTGATTCAGGAACTTGAAGCCATTGACTCCATTTTGTATCCCAATAACCGCTTTGGAAGTAACCATGGTCCATCCAATCTCTAAGCTGCTTGGTCCCGTGCAGCGCCTCGAATTGAGCGATACCGGAGCAACTCAACCCAATACGATTCCGGAATTGCATGACTTCGCGAGTTTTGGTGTGGCGAATCCGACTATTGGCGAGAGTGACAATCTTACCATATAGATAAGCCGCCTTCAATGCGCCGTTGAATTCGTCTTTATTCTCAATGCGGGGCAGGTGAATCTCAACCAACGTGCAAAGCTCATACGATTTGAGCAACTGCTCCAAACAAGGATTTCCACCTTCGGCGTCGTCCGTGTAATCAAGGATATCATCCATGCGAGCGTAGCTGTTGACATTCTCCAGCCACAGATATCCGGGCTCGCCGCGATCCCAAGTTTTGGTAGCCGCAGGTAGGTAATCCATACCCTTCTTGGCTAGGATGGTGTTATTGCTGTACGCACCCCATCCGCCCGGGTAGGTGTTCCGTTCCTCGAAAACTTCCTGATCCTTCAAATCAAGGAAGTCCTCATCTTCCGGACTGCCAATCAGAATTTCCGCCGAGCGACGAACGTTGCCAGCCACAACAGTCTTTCCGATAAGATTAATAATATCGGCAATAGTAACTGTTGAGATAGGTCGTGAAACATTTTTCTCAAGGCTTCGTCCAATAGCGTAAAGGAGGTCATCAAGTGCCTCCGGCCCTTCGGCATACCCACCAAATCCGCGGATAGGTGTACTTCGCGGTCGAATCTGGGTGGTATCAAACTGGATAGGTTCGCTTCCCTCAATGTAAGAATCGATGAGAAGTCGTACCGCTTCACCCCAACCCTCGCGTGAGTCTGGCACCTGATAGATAAAGGGCTCTCCGTATGGGCGATGGATGAGGACTCCACTCTTACCCCGCGTGTCGGCACCAATCCCCACTCCGACCATGAGCATTTCAAGCGCCCACGCAAAAATTGATCCCCCCTCTGTGGCGATATCCTGAGTGGAGACAAAACCGCAATTCTGTAGTGCTTCGACTACACCCCGTTCGTGGACAAACTCGGTACCCATCATCCAGAGCCCACGCCCCGGTGGGGTCCACTTCAGGTTGAACATCAGATCAAAGGCAGACCGGGCTTCCTTTGACACCTTTTCTTTATCCCACCCTTGGATGTCGTTGTCGCGGACGTGCTCGAGTAAGATGGTGAACATCCCCTCAATGACACGTCGACAGACATCTACCCACTCCTCGGATTCGTGAATTGGATAGCCCCATTGATCCTCACCAATAACGGGCAAACGCGGATTGTCGGCTCGAGAATAGGTGCGTACGAATGTCACCCTTCCAAGCTCGCCAAATCCAAAGGGAGCATCCCTATCTACATACTCATTGACAAATTCTTCATCAAGCTGAAATAAAAATGCCATCATATCCTTCTCGAACGATGGTCAAAGAGGAGGGGAGGTTTGCAGTCCCTCCCCCAACAATACTAGAAATCCACGCCAGTCGGTGCCGCTCCCGGTGGGGTGTAACCCGCACCCGGAGGGGCGTACGCTGGCGCTGCTGCCGGGGCTGCCGCTGGTGCTGCAGGCGCTGCCGGGGCGACCGGGGCCGCAGCGGGAGCAGGAGCAGCAGCAGCAGGGGCGGCGGCGGGAGCGACCGGGGGCGCTGCTCCTGCCAATGGCGTGTAACCCGGAGGCGCTGCAGCAGGAGCCGCTGCCGGAGCAGGTGCTGCCGCTGGTGCCGCTGCCGGTGGGAACGCTCCTGCCGGTGCTGCTGCCATCGGTGCAGCGACCGGGGAGCCGTACGCCTCCAGTCGATCAGTCTGGTTTCGACCGGCGTAGTCGCCGCTCTGCTGGATGGACACGACAGCATTAACCATCTTGCCAACCATATCAGACTTGCGGTACTGAATTGGCTGTACCTCACCCGGAGTCTGCGAGGTGTACTGTAGACCCATAGCCTTCAGTGCCATCTGCGTGAACCCGATGCCGCCAGAGATCTGACCCTGACCATCCAGCCAATTCATGTTGTAGAACAGCTTTCGACCTTGGTAGGGTCCGCCGTCAGCAACCTCCAACACGAGACGCCAGTAGTAGCCGCCTGTGTTCTGCGAGGTCTTTGGCTCAACTTCAGTGACTTGGGCCGGGTAGGTCCCAGCCGGGATGGAACCCAATCCCTCGGAACTGTCGTCCGGGGGAACAAATGCCTCCATCACGTCGTCATTGTAGCCTACCACGATTAATTCCTTCCATCATCGCCGCGTAAAAACTGTTGAACGTTGGGTTCTCCAGATATGGCGGCAGAGCGATTCTCACTTTGGTTGCATAGACCATCGAAGGGTCTTGAAAGAGCAGGTAACGCATCATCTCACCGGTAGGCTGTCCATCCGCGCCCAAAACCGGATACGCCTGCAAAAAGCCGACGAAATCCATGTAGGCACTAACGGCCTTATAAACGGCGGGGGACAACTCAGCCCTTACAACCCGGGAGGTGGCATAACCACCGGGGGTGTTGGGTGACTTATCGTTCCGGTAGAGTGCCGTAAAAATGACGTGTTTCGGGAGATCCCGGAAATTCATCACCATGCGGCGTAGTGTATTCGTTACCTCTTGCCAGTCTTGTTGTTGTGGCCTTCCTTTCTTACGTCGTGGATCTTTCGCCTCTTCTCTGGACATCACCATGAACAGGACTTTATCCTGCACATCGGTAAGCGAATCAATAACGATGGTATCAAAGTCACCAAAGCCATACTGATTCGTTTTTATCCAAACAAAAGTTTCGCGAAGCATCTCAATGCTATTGACCCGGTAAATTCGGGTCCTCGGATCCATGGCATGCGGGTTTGATGCCAGAGCAATATCACCGGCCTCCACTGAAATGAAGAGGCAATTCGGTGCGGTACTGGCAAAGGTGGTCTTTCCCTGACCAACATCACCATACACCAACATCTTTACAGCATTTGGCTGCAAATCAACTGGATCGATGAGTTGCGGACTTACCATCCGACGTCCTCCGTCTCCACTAATTCCGGAACGTCGTCCGCCGTCAATTCGACCAGATCCGGGTTATCTCCGGCAAGTTTGTTCCAGTAGAATTCCTGCATCAATCCGTCAATGGGTTCTCCTCTCAAGGATGCGGTACACGGGTCGAGAAAACTGCAGTCAATCGCGCACTGGAAGGTTGGAGTTCGGAATCCTCGCTCGGGGTGCTGGCGAAGTTCCAGTTCCTCGACGCCCTCCCAATACAACTGTTGGTGTGTGATGTCAAGGGCTGCCGGGTTGCGATCCACGGTGACGCGCGCCTGCCAGTCGATAGCACGAATCCTCATCAGCGTCGGGACGTGTTGATCGTTCCACTCTTCGATCATGGCATCACGCTCGTCTTTGGTGGTACCCTTCACCTTCACGTAGGGTTGGACCATAACAGTCCCATGAACAGAATCCGGCTCTGTGGATGCCTTGGAGAGAGCCCATGGAGTAGCTGGTACAGGGAGGGGGGCAAATCGCTTGGTACCTCCCGGTATAATACCCCCATCAGGAAAGATGAAGCCCCGGTGCTCTTCGAGCGCTGCACAATAATCACGAACGGAATTATTGAGGGCTGATTTGGAGATGGTGCCATTCTGGTTCACCTTGACTGCAGTTACAGTCTTCTTGTTGAGGACATTGAAAAGACTACCCCCAACCGGCGTATCACGGGCGATGCCGAGATGCTCGTAAGCTCCGGCTTGCACCATGTTGACCAGCGCCCAATTGTAGCGGCTGGCCTGTTCGTCTCGATCGAGGGAATCGAGGAAAGCCTTCATCATCGAAGAGGTCTTATTCTCATCAATGTACAAGATACCCTTAATCAACCAAACACCATCAAACTCACCACCGTAGAGAATTTCGGTAGTATCCCCGGTCATGGGATCTTGATATTCCCCAACCCGACCGGTAAAGCGACGGTCCATTTCAATGACTTCAATTCCTCGGTCCAACCCGGGGGCAACTTCGAGGTAGGAATACCACATATCGTAGGCGAGTTTGTAGAGTTCATCCCACTCCGCAGTAATCTCATCATCAATATCAACTTCAGCTGCTTTGATGAAGTACGCTTCTAGCGCCTCAATTGATGCAGCAGTCTGAAGTTCTGGATTGGGAAATTCTCTATTATCCCAAATCACAGCTACTGGAGTATTCCCAGCTTCTTCTGCTGCTCTGGCCCAATATTGCCCTCGCGATCCCTCGTAATAATACGCCTTCAGCGCCGCGTCGATTGCCGAACCGAGGAACAAGGCACGTGCTCGCTTGCGCGGGACCCAGCCTAACACTTCACCAAGGACAAAACGGAATCGACAACGTTTCCTCGCCCTTGATCCTGAATTATGAATCTCAATTACTGGTATTTGCATGCCCATGCTCCTTGCTTGCTTGGCTTTGGTGCCGGGGTGGGATGACTCACTCCCCCAAGAAGTAATTCCCAGCTTCTTTCTGAAGCCCCCGGCACCGACTTTCATAAAAACACGCCGCTTGCCCACACGTCAAGTGTTGCGTCTTAGTCGACGTCCACTTCTACAGTGGATTCGGCGTGAATGAGAATATGGGGGCCATCGGAAGGGACAACCACTAACTGAATTCCTGACACAGTATGACCCTCTGGGGTGGTGTAGGGAAGATCCATCACTTCTGTGACAACTCCAAATCCTGGAATCACAGCGCCAACTGGAACGTGACCAATAAACATCATACCTCCTTGAACAAAGAAAAACCCGCCACAGGGGGCGGGTCTTCCTATTTCTCAGGTTGGGGTCGGTCTACTTCTTGGGAAGTGCGACGACCTTGCCCTTGAATCCGTGCTTCTCAGCGGCCTTGAGCACTTTCTCCATTTCGTCCTTGTCGGAGTTGCGGATGGTCTGCAGGATGCCAACCCCGTTCTGGCCGACAATGATGATGCCCTGCGAGTGATGATAGATCGCCTGCGTCTTGCCAAGCTGGTACGCGGTCGCCGCGTAGGTGAAGGCGTCGTCGTTGGCGACACGAGGAGTCTCCTCATCGCGAACGCGCTTGCTACCTTCCTTCTTCTCCCGCCACGTCTTGGCGAACACCTTGACCTCGTGATCCTCGCCGTTCGGGAGGATGAGGTTCACCGGCTTGATATCGATCGGCAGTTGCGAGACGGTCACGTCCTTGGGACGAAGTACCCGTGCAATCTTCTCCGGGGCGTCCGGGTCCACTTCCTTCTTCGGCTTGCGCGCTGCCTTGGCTTCCTTGGCCTCAACCATTTTCGATTCCCTTTCTGCGACGAATTCCTCTGCGAATTCGCCATCGTCTTCAATGAATGCTGTCCGCACGCCGCCCCTTTTGGGGTCGTAGCTGAACAGGATGATGGACCATGATTGTTCGGGTCTAGCCTTCAGATCATTGGTCCACAATACGGGTTTGACAGGGTTGGTCGTTGTCTCCGGTCGCGGTCGCGAATCGGAATGATGCTCGTCGACGGACTCATAGAGACTGAAATAGCCGATAACTCGTTCGAGAAGACGGCGATGGTCTGGATGGTCTGTCAGGTGAGCGCTACGCCCTACCTTTGCCGGTGCGAAAAAGATGGTCCTATCTGCATAGCCTCCTTCATTGAACGTCATCACCTGTGCTAGAATCGTCTTCTTTCGCACGGGCTTTGGAACGATGGTCATTTTGGCGGTCCTTTCGCCAGTCTGGACCAATTAAAGCACACACCGCGCGAGTCGTCAAGCCCCCCATATAGAGAGGAGCCCCCAAATGGGGGCTCAACTGACGAATAGGACGTGCCGACACTTACTATTCAATCAGTTCATCCAAGTCCCCGTCGTCGAGGGACTCATCGGATATCTCTCCCTTGGCGGGCAAAGAATTGACGAAATCATCAAGGGAAATATCCAATGCCCCCGCCAATGCTTTCGCCGATTTGATGGTTGGGTTTCTCTTTCCAGAGAAGATTCGACTAACAGCGCCGGTGGTCATTTCCACTCTGCGTGCAAGTTCGGATCGATTGACAGTGCTAAGATCCACCGAAGGTACCTCCGAGTCTCAATTCATCGACTAGGCCGTACTCAATTAGGATTTTCTGAATACGAAGAAAATCGACCCCTCGGAGTACAACAATATGATCAATATTTGTGCCGTCCGGTGCCGCCATGACCGCTGGCATATTCCGACCGGAATCACGGAGCGCCTTATCGAGTGCTGCTTTGACGGTCTTTGGCCAGAAGGTGTCGCCCTTCTTCGCCTGCGCTCCCCAAAAAGGACCGCGAACATCAACGCCAGATTGAACCTGACCGGTCGGCGTTTCGACCATATCTTGGCCGGTTCGTTCGGCATGGCCTTCTTCTTTACCATAGTAAATAGCAAGCCATCGCTCGAACTGTTTGCCTTTAGTTACGCTGTGTGCTCCACTCATAAAACGAGGAGAACACGCGCTTGACGTCCGGTCAATTCATTGCATGTCCTTAGTGTGTATTTGGGAGGGGCAGACTATAACCCCAGACTCCGCAACAGCCGTCGCTTCGCCGACTGTGAGGGTAGCCTTGAGTCCGGTGATGATGCATCGTTCGTATTCTTTGATGATAATGATTTCGGGTGTCGGCGTAGGTGGCGGTTCCGTAGGTGCCACCACCACCACCGGAGTGCTGCTCGGGGATGCCGTCGGAGTAGACGTTTGAACAACGGTAATGACCTCCGGTATTCTTATTATTTGGATCTCCGTGAGGGGCTCGGGTGCCCGGGAGAGGCCAAACCACGCACCGGATACGAACACGGAATAGGCTAGGAACCCGACGGCAACAGCCTCAACAGGTCGTCGATACCGATGCCAAACAACCGATCTACCAACCAGACGGAGCCAGCGGTAAAGAGGATTGTCACGCCCCAAGCGCTTCTGTCTGCGATCCATGCGACGACCTTACTTAGGCGGGTCATCACTCTGGAAGTCACGAGCGGCTCGCCTGATTGATAGAAGAACAACCATCATGCCATCGCTTACGTAGAACTCCGCAGGCGCTTCTGCAATGAAACCAATCACAGCAATGACAATTCCCGCCGCAGCTTCAACTGCCAACTTTCGAACCTTGCGATTGTTTAGGATCGCCTTGATTGCATCCATTACTTCCTCCGGATCTTCAATTCGTACCTGTGCCAATCAGGGTCCATCGGCAGTGGAGTTACATTATTGTTCCACGCCGCTATCCCTGCTTGGAATCTCGTGAGTTCGGGGGAGACGTTGCTGGCGAGCCACACATCTCGAAGGTCACGGCAGGCGACCAAGAATTTGTCCATACCAAATCCATCGCCCGGATCAGTTCGATCGGTTGACAACTCGCGGTGCTCAACAAAATAATTCCGGTTGAACGGAATGTTATATTGTATCGCCTTGTAAGTCGCCCATCGAACTGTGCTAATGTACTGGTTGGGTGCCCAGACAAAACTTCCTGCAATGCCTTCAACCTCAATTCCGAGGGCAAAACGATTGTTGTCCCCGGTGGACCATGGGGGAAGTCCATCAATCTCCCCTTTCCATATCCGATTTGGGCGATCCATTCCGGTAGGTCGGGTACCTTGACCCCACGAGCAATCGACTTCCGATAGCATCTGGTAAAGATCGCCATCGTCGTCGGCGTACCAATGGGTACTGGCGTTAGCTGCAGGGTTGGCAAACCAATTTGGGGTCGATTCCCAATCGTCCTGCGGCTCTTCGGGGGTGTGGAACACGAGAGCAAGGGGCTTGAATCGGGCTGGGGTTGATCCGTCCCACTTGCCGAAGTTGGTGGGGTGAGCCGCATGTATTCGAAGAAAACCTTCGATCTCATCGAAGAAATCGGCGGGTAGATCGGTGTTGAAGGTGTATGGTCGAGTACCTGAATACTGATTGAATGGTGTACCGGTTGGAGCCGGTAACATCGTCGGCATCATTGAGATAACCCCACTGCTATTGCACCAACGGCGGCTGCCGCAGTAACAAGAGCGATTCCTGTTCCCACCAATTTCCAAAATAGAGAGGAAGCCATAGCCTTGCCGGTCTTCTCCCCATCAATACGAGCAATTGATGCTTGAATATCTCCAACCTCAGTCTCAAGATCGCCGATACTTCCATTCTGATGGCCGATGTGTCGGGTCAAAGAATCGATAGATTTGGTTAGAATTCTATATCGCTCTATAGCAAGCTTTTCGCGAGCTTCATCGCGAGCAGTCATGGCCCTTTCGATCTGTTCTACTTCTGTCTGACCCACGAGGGTACCAATCTCTGCGACCATTGTGGTCCCCTATGGAAGGTAAGCAAAGCCCACTGAGTATGTGGCACTATCAGCGTCGACGTGACTCAGATTCAAACGCCATTGTGTCGGAAGCGGAAGCGCCTGGATTTCAAGGTCTGTCTCGGCGATGGACTCAGCGAGGCCGGGGTAGAGCATGAAGATTCGAGAACTGATAGCAACGATGGTGTTGGTGAAAGTGGCAATCGGGAAGTAAGCTCCCGACACAGGGTCCTTGGCTTCGATGATAACGGTAACGACAGGTGTGGTGACGATGGCCGTACACTCGACGAAGATCGCCACCCCCTTCCAGCCGTGATTCACTTGGTCGGCGCTCTGCTGACTGGTGGTATAGGCCGCAAGAGCAATCAACTGTCCATCTTCAGCTTTCTGCTGGACGACAGTTGGTGCGGCTTTATCAGTCGAAGATTCGATGATGGCTGATCGTGAGCCGAGCGCCTCGGGGAGGACCGCCTCATTTCCTCCGCCTTGGTCATCTCCAAGAAGAAATGCTAGACTCAATCCACCAGATTCGGTCGGTGCTGCTGGGTTAGCCATTAGGTTGCTGCATCCTCAATCCCTCGAAGGGTCATACCGTGCTTTTCAGGGCCAATACCGGCATTGGCCTCGAGAGTCTTCAATCGCGCCCAGATATTATTAAGGGCTTCTTGTACATTCGTTGGCGGCTGTTGTGCGCTAACCATGTGTCCATCCTAACATCTAAACCCCACCCCCATCAATTGGCATCTCTGACGCGGAGGAACCCCCAAGGGCGGCGGAAGCCCCGGTAACTAATAATGGCCAAAAATCGATACCGCCGTCCTGCCCAATAAATGACCCACCCACCTCTTCAGGGAAAATCTGCTGATTTGGGAAAGTGCTCTTATACTTCTTAGTGACGGGATCAAATTGAGTAACTTCAAATTGATTCCCACCATACTGTCGATATAATTCCCAATCTGTAAATCCTGTCGATTGTGGTACACTCCACGAAAAAATAGTGGCTATATAGTAAAGACCATCACTTAGGATTGGACTAATCGAAAGTCCGCTGAAGTAATCACCATTGAGATAATCAAAAGATGGTTGGTTGCCGCGACGGATTGGGGGTACCGATGGGGTGCTGGGAAAATTAAAGATACCACCAATAGTATCCCTGAGAATGAGTATATCTGTTACCCATTCATAGGCCATGAGGGTGTCGCATGAGTCGATACCGAACAAAAATTTCCCATCGGGGGTCCACTCTACAGACTCACCATCCCAATTGCTACAAGGCATGCAATCTTCTCCGGGGGGACCGGATGCATAAGTACCCCACGCAGAGCCCGACCAAGTAATTGTAACCATGCGTCGATCGTTGGTGCCAGCGCCGGAGATGTTGAAAACAACAGCCATCACATCATCCTGTGGCCGAAGTTTGAGGTCTACACAGTCAGTAGTGATGTAAGGTGGCGTTCCGCTGAGGGGAGGATTGGAATGCTGAGCGGCCTTAGTACCAAATCCTGTCACAGGGGAGAATGGCCAAGCGCAGAATAATTCACCCGATGGATTGTTGTTCTTTGTTCCGGCAAAGATGTAATCGCTGGTGGAGTTCCAAGCAACAGAGGTCAAACCACCAGCCGGGAGAGATGGGGGAGTGTTGAAATTAGAACCGTTGAACTGTCCGGTTACCTTATTCCATCCGTAGACGTAGATATTTGAGCCCGTTACGACAGCTAGATAATTTCCGTCCGGTGACCATTCCATGGCGAGGGCGAACCCCCCGGTAGTGAGGGAAACCCCCTCCCCGGGATTGATAGTGCCATCAGCAGCAACAGGCCAAATCGCTAGGGTGTTAGCTGTAAGAGTAACTCCATCGCTACTTTCACCGGCAATGGCGAGCCATTTGCCATCCGGACTGTATCTAACGCTACCACCTTCTGCACCGGCATCAATACCGAATGTCCCGGTATAGAAATTAGACGGTGTAGTTATATCAGTTTCATAATCAATACCGACTTTGTAGTCCCAGGGGCCAACTTCCTCATTATAAAGAGATGAGTAGACTAACGCTGTTTCGAATCCGCCCGGACTATTAACGGCTCCAAGTTCCCAGAGGCCCGCTTCATTGAGCCAATCTGCTTGGGCTTTTTCCCCACGCTCAAACAGTTTGCTGCCGGAATGATGGGCTGGTTCTGGCTGACCGCTACCGGGATCGATCAAATAGTTATTAGCATCGATGCGAGTGCGGATGATAACCCATCTACCAAAAGATTCTACCTGCGGTTTGTCGGTCGAAAACACTAAAACCCGCCATTATCAATTGGGGTAGTAATACCTTGTTGCTGCTGGAGGGGGGCGACTGGTTCTTCAGTACTAGATAGACCGCGGATCAGAAGGATGCCTCCCTCATTCGCCCAAGCAACGACAACCTCCTGACCTCGCTCGAGCATGATCGGTCCAGCATGATATGCCATAACCGCTGTTCCATCACCGGGATCCACAATGTAATTCGCCGCATCAATTCTAGTACGAATGCGGGCGACCCTATTGATTGATTCTGTCTGCGGCTTGTCGGTAGAGAACACTATAGGGTCCTTCGAATAGCTTTTAGATAATCGCCGGTCATGCACTGAACAGTAGTAGTCATAGTGCTGCCGCGAATTATTAACGTCCGGTTATCCACTACCCACACTTCAGTCGTCTCTAAACCGGTATCATCCGGGTCATCGATAGCGACGATATCTACTGGCTCAATCCAATCGTGGGCATGAACCTCAAATTCGGCAATGCGTCCTCGTGCTGCCTCCATACTCCATCGCACGGGACCAATACCGCCGGTAGTGAGATTATCGTCTTTATCGTGGAACTGCTGGAGGCTGGTAAGACCAAATCCGGTCAGCATGCCGAAGGAATCATTTAGAACTCTGTTGTTGGGAGGATAGGCACCACCCTGCGGATACAAACCGAGAACAGGAAGGTAGGAAACATCAAGATTGAGTTCCTCAACAACCGGAGTATCATTGCGATAATAGACTTGACCCGGAACGGCCTGCCTATCCTCAGTAATCGTCACCCGCTTAGTGAGATTGGTATTTCCTCCCGATGCACCCTTTCCTCGGAAAGTGTATCCGCTCGATCCCGTCAACGTCCACTGATTCACCCTGATTTGCCCATAGCGCTCTGCGCCGGTAACCGTATACTTTCTCCAACACTCATGGCCGAGACGCTCGCACCATTGGAGGAAGGTCCCTAGTAGAGATTGCCCCCCTGTGCCAATGGAGAGTGGTTGTGTATTGATGCCGCGAATTTGAGTGGCCGTCGCTCCGAGCACCCCGCCAGCGACAGCATCTGATACATCAACTAAATCATCGAGAATTTGATCGATGGTGAAGTTTAATTCAATACCTTCAAGTTCTCCCTCAAGTAATTCCGTCACAGCAGCAAGAGAGGTGTAACCCTTGGAGATGAAGGAATCCAATCTATCCATCGGTCGGTCCCGGGCGGATAGAGATAGACTATCACCCTTCCATTCCGCTTGTGTTACTACCCCGGCGAATTGACGCTTCCATGCAGTAGAGGCAGCGGCACTATCCGTAACTCTTGTATCGAGAAAGATATTGCGATTGACTACTCTATTGTTAGTAAAGATGTTGGGGGTTGTTTCGGGATCTCCATCTTCTGGACCTACTAAGCCCACATCGAGGGTATCAAATTGGTTATTTGTCGCACGCCCACCACGAACGCGAATTTCGTTTGTATTGGATGTTGGAACTTTGGCCCATGTTTCACCATCGAGGGAGAATCGCTCACCATCAATGGCGGTATCGATATTACCACCAGCATTGGCCGATGTCCACCCCGGGTAGGTACGAGATTCGTATCCGTCGCCACCAAAGCTACTAATGGTGAGATCAGAAATCTTCATAGTCACCTTGGGGGAACCGGGGGTCCCTTCATCCGGAGGTGAATCAATTCCGGTTAGATCTTGAGTGGGCCAAATGAAACCAAACGCTACATAGTATGGTCGATTGGACAGATTGGAGGTGTAGATTTCTGAGGCGTCTTTAGTAATTCTTGTTTGGGGTGTGCCGTCAGGATCCCATTCCAGCACATAGTCGTGATTGGCTTTATCGTCAACTACGGGGGGTAGGAAATTCGCGTTGTGATCAACATAGATTTTCCCAATATCGCTGGTAGTAACACCCCTTGCAGCAGATCCTAGCTGTACAAGACGGAGAGGCTCATCAAGAGCACCAAATTCAGCGTCAAGACCACCAATAAGAACAACAGGGCTGTATACAGGATCATCAGTTGGGAACTGAACGCCAAAGGCAATTTGGAAAGCCCGATCATCAGTAGGGAACCAATGAGGGCGAGTAATGACAAGCTGGCGGAGTGCACCGCCAAAGAGTTCAAAGTTGAGAGTTCCACCTGAGACATCCGGTGCCCCTCCGGTCTGGGTAAACCAAAAATCCTCTGGGTCGAGAGCACCAGCGAATAATTCCTGCTTCTGCGCCGTTAGTGCTGGATAATCAAGACCGAGGATGAGACGATGTTCGGAAGTTTTCTCCACATCGTTATAAATAGCAATTTCGCCACCGGCAGGGACGGCCATTACGGTTGTTCTTTCATGACAAGGGTAAGCTTACCGTAATTCTCGCTATTCAAAATACTGTACTTGATTGGAGGAATTAGGACGCTGAAGGTTTGAGTAACGCCGGATGGGTCGATAAATTCGATAACGTGGGAATAAGTAGAACCCCGCTTGGTGCGAAGTTCAGCAATGGCGGCAAGCTTCATCGCCTGTACGCCCCACGTTACTGTGATGATAGCACCTTTAGCCTTCGGGCTAACGACATACCCACCATCGATCGTCTCGTGATACTCACCCTCGGCTTCTTCAACCTCAATATTTGAGGGTTGATTGGTCATTACGACGGTGTTAATCTCAAACGCTGGTGCTACCATTATCCAACCGTCTCCAATCCGGCGCGCGTTCCATCTTCAGCGGCTCCACCAACCAATTCGAGGACTGCATCAACAGGAGCATCACCGGTAATGGTAATATCCATATTATTATTAATAATAAGCGGTTCCCCATCCTTACGCGTGAAGAGAGAAGCTGGATCTGCACCTTCTCCAAGTCGCCGCGCTACAAGGAATTGAACCAGATCGCTCGCCTCGAAGCCAATGTCATCCTTAGCTGATTCAATCTCGGAACGAACATCATCAAAGATGTCTGCGACCTCTACGGGTAGAAGACCGAATCGCTCCATAATCATAGGAGCAAGGCGCGCCAATTCTTCGTCAACGGAATCAAATACGTTGGACAAGCGCTGGACTTCGGCTTCGTCACCTGAGGCGAACGCCCTAACTAATTCCTTAGCTCGACGCATCGCCGTCGATTCGGCCAACTGTTGTAGTCGGCTTACCGCCTGCGTACCTTCATCCATCGCTGCGAGTAAATCTAAAATTGACTGTTGGAATGCGGATACTTCAGCGTCGGCCCCGTCCGGTATTGCTCCATCGCCGTGCAACTGGAAGAACTCTTCCTCTGCTAGTAGCTGATCCTCAGGGGTTTGTGCAGATGGGGCTCCATGTGGGCCAAAAGGAACGTCGAAGGCTGACGGAGCTAATTGCGTACCAGTTGTAGGATCAAATCCCAAAGACCTCATTAGCGCTTCCGCCGCAGCAGGACTGGCAAATTCAAGTCCTCGCATATTACCAAGAGAATCATTAACTCCCTGGATAATGCCAGCACCAAAAAGCGCACCAGTCTCTTCATATGCGTTTGATAGGAATCCTTCAAGAACCCTAAGACTAGCCTCTTCTCCGGCGGTTGGTGCTTCATCAGAGTCTGCAAATGCCTGAAGTGCGTCGCTATGCGCTGCGGCTAGAGCATCCATAGTTTGATCAAATATGGTGTCTTCCATTTGAGGAGCGTCACTAATCAAACCAGCACCGACAGCTAAACCGGCAACTGGACCCGCTGCAACACCACCAACAATGGCGGCAAGCTTACCCATAGCAAGAGCAAACCCGGCACCAGAGAGGAACTCGAAATTCCGCTCCATATTATCGGTGCCACTCTGCTCTAATACTCTTGGCCCCGCTAAAAGGTCTACTGATAGATCAGCAGCCTCCGCTGCTTTGGTCACATCGGCCAGTTCAAGTTCATTCCCACCGGCGAGCATATTGACAAATTCGGTCAATAGCGGGAGAACATCATTGAGCGCCTCAACCAGCGGACCACCGATGGAGTCGGCAAGCTCTCGCACATTACTTTCAAAGATGGCGATCTGCGAGGCCGTCGTGCCGAATACACGTTCGGACTCTCGATTCAACTCAGTTGCGTTGGCGAGTTCCTTAGCGGCGCTAGCCACGTTTCGCTCAAGCTTTGGTACATTATCTGCCAAGGCGAGCAAAGTACGCAATGTACGCTGCTGGCCGAGCGACAATCCCTCAAGCGCCGCAAATCCAACCGATTCGAGGTCGTCGAGTCCTTCGAGGAAGGAAATAATAGCGCCTTCGCCATCATTCTCCCAATTATCAACAAACTCTTCGCTGGTCTGGCGACTGATAGCCGCAAGCAAAGCGAGCTTATCCCCACCCTCTTGCACCATGCTATCAAGCTGAACGAGCAATCGCTGAATGGCGGTACCGGCAAGTTCCGGTCGAAGACCAATCGCTGGCAAGGTCGCGGACAAGCCGAGGGTGAAAGCTTCAGAGATACCGACGATATTGGCCGAGGGACCAATTCGCAAGGCGATATCAATAATCTCTTGCTCGAATGCCGCTTCGGTGTTACCGAGGAGGACGATAGCGGAGGCCAAAGCCTCCACATCCTGAATTGGGCGCTGGAAGATAGCCGACAATCGAGCCATCGCAATACCAGCGTTCTCGGTGGTGAGGTCTGTAGCAACACCCAACCGAGCGATAGTATCGATGAACTGGTTTAGGTCCTCGACTCCCCGGACTCCAAGCTGTCCACCAATCTGACCGATACGGGCCAGTTCGGTACGTGCGAGAGGAATCGTCCCTGTGGCGAGATCGCGGATATTCTGGTCGATTTGATCGAACTCTTCGTCCGTCGCGATAACCGTCTTCTGAAGTCCAACAAAGGCTGTCTCGTAATCGATGACACCACGGACCGAGCCCATGATGACAGCATCAATCCCACGGATCGCAGCAGTCGCGACGAGGAAGCCTCCGGCGAGGCCAGCCCCGCCCACAAGAACGCGATTCAGACCAGTGGCGGAGGCTTGGGCGGAAACAATACCAGCGTTAAACTGACGCGCATCGAGGCCGAGGACAGCGAAGAATCGGGCTACTTCTGTGCCGGGACCAGAGAATCCTCCGCCACTTACCATCTATAACTCCTCTGGTACCCCGGCCTCTTCGTCGATCTTATCGAGAACGTCGAGAATGCCTTGCCAGACTGCCGCTTCCTTATTGTTGAGTTTAGCATTCGGTTTCCCGGCTTTATCAGCAATTCGACGCCAGCCTAATGCTTGCATCGCTCGAAGTGTTAATTCCTCGTCTTGCTCCTCAGCCTCAGCAGGCGAAATGCTGAAGATTTCGGCTACTATCCCGATTTTTGCCTCGTAAGGCTGGGAGCCATCCCTCAGTAACCAGAGGGCTAACTCCCGGTCGAATTTCCCGATGCTACCCCGATGTTCTCCGGGTCGCCACCAACAACAACGGCTCGAACAATCCACCATAATTCGGATTGCTCAAGAGTGCCGATAACAGCATCCCAATTGACGTTGGGAAGAGGAAGGACTTGATCCTCTGAATCTTCCCAATCCCAACTGAGAACGTATTTCTCCAGCATATCACGCAGACGATCGTTGACAGATTGCTTTCTGCCAATTTCATCGACGAGAGTACCGGCGACAGCCGATGTCACAGAGGCGGCGAACAGTTCCGATACCGGCTGACGATCCCTAAATGACCGGGGGATCGCCAAAGAGATGAATTTCCCCGCGTGGGGGTGATATTCAACTGCCCTACATTCGTGTCTTGGGCACATCAATTGTCGGACAGCGGGGGCCACAATCTCGTAGTCGCTCTCCTGCCAATTCTTCCCGTGAGGGCATCTGGGAGCAGGATTATCGAAGACTTTCACACTTGAACAGTCATCGATGCGGACTTCGCGAGTTTTTGGTCGCTGTCCTTCAATTACGTTATCGCCGCGCATGATGGTCTACTTTCTTGTCGCTACTAGGCGACGGCACGAGTGAGAGTACCGTCGCCCTTGACGGTTGCTCGGTAGGTGACAGCCTCGGTGACGCGAGCGGAAATTGAGTACCGCTCCACATAACCAACACCGTCGTAGTTCGGGTTGTCAGCTGCCGCTGCAGTGCCGGTCGGGTCGAAAGCCAACGGGATAGCGGTGGCGTTGGCGAGAGCGGCGAAGATGGTAGCATCGCCCTGCGCGTCGTCAAAGTCCGCCGAACCAGCAAGCTCATATCCCCAACCGTACTTGCCAGCAACGTGCGCCTTGGCGGTGTCGGCGAATGCCGTCACCTCAGGTACATCACGCTGGATGTTGAGGTCGACCGAGTTGAGTTCGTCCTCAAGCTGGACCGAGTTCAATGCAAAGTCCGCATTTTCCGCATGGATGCGAGCCATTATATCTCCTCTACAAAAGCCATTGCTGTTCTGAGGGTCACATCCGTGAACCCACTATACGCCGATACCCGATGGCGGAAGAACGGTCCCTCACCACCAGCAGCTGACGCCACAGATTGGAAATCCGCCCCAATCGCAGTGAATGAAGGGTGCGCCGTCAATCCCGAAACGGGATTCCAGACTGCATCGTCGGGAGATTCCTCTGCGAGGACGGTGATGGAACCCGACCCGGTGACGGCGATTACTCTTGCTACCGAAATAACAAGGTTATTCGTAACCGTCGTCAGAATTGATTCACTATTACCATCCTCTACTGCGGATACCACATTCGCTTCGCGAATCTTTGTTGAGCGGCCAATCATCTGACCGGAATTGCCTCGAACTGCGGTGACGAGTGGACCGGCAGCGTTGAGTGGGAAGCGGATATTGTCCGTCTCCAGCCCGCCAAGCCCCTCATAACCCCTGCCGCCTTCTTGGGGTCCGTCAAAATAGAATCCCCACGGGTTCGCCATACTAGCCGAGTTGATGAGATCCCATAGAATCTGGTCAATCTCGTCATCGTCGGGGTCAAACCACGCATCAATCGCAGCGTCCCACCCACGGGTGCTCTTTCCCTGAACGGCAGTCTTGGCAAGATCCTCATAGGCCGTGACATCGGCGGCGGGATTGCCGATATTCAGGGTAAGATTGTTAGCGCGCCCGGAGAGGTTGAACTCATTGACGTAGATACGGGCGCTTTGACCGTGAACTCTAGGCATCCTCCCCCTCCTCTTCTGCTTCCGTATCCTTGGCTAGTTCTGCATCGACTAGCGGGATAAGGTCGTCCCTATGCTCGTTGTGTTCGAGGTTCTCGTATTGCTCACCGCGACCTTTCAAAAAGTGTAACAGTTCGTCACGACTCCAGGTAGTGGTGTCTTGGGCTTTTTCCGAGTCCCATCTCTCCACCAGTCGCCGCTCAATGATACCCTCGAAGGATTGAAGCGCCCTGAAATGAAAATCCCCTTCTTCGAAGGAAATAATCTCTCCGGCCTCGAACTTGTTCTCTTGGCCGGTTATCTGGTTACGCCATCCAATGCGGACTCGCACCTTGAAAAGTTTGCCCTGCCATTCAGATTGATCAGTCATGGTTTCACCGTCCAAAGTCGGTATTGCGCTCCGTCATGCCAAATAGGATTCTTTTCATCGTCATATTCTACGTAGCGAATACGACGTTCCCTGCGGATGGCATAAATTGACCATCCAGTAGGAGCTAATGTCCCTTTTTCAAAAAGCGTATCGATTGCATCTGCTGTCGCCCCTACCGTATTCGGACTGGCTTCACCTTTAGTTATACACTTAATATTGTAGAGCAAGCTCTCGGCGTCACTATCCATAGCCTCTGCGCGTCGATCATGCCCCACCAACTGAAAGATGATTGCGGGGAAAGACCCGTCGGGAGGTACCATGGAATTGTAGTGGTTAGTAGCGGGCACAAGGGCGGTAACTCCGCCATCGGCGGCAAGTTTTGCGACCAGCGCGATTTCAACTGCATTGAGTCCAACATCACTAACCAAAATGGACCCCTATTGCTCGTTCGAACTCTCCACTCGCACTCTCAATTGCCGGAATGAGCCATGGACGCGCGGACATCTTCCAAGTACCGAACTCCACGAATTCCCCGTAGTGCGCGTCTGTGCCAACGGAATAGCCATCCCCCGCCTTGCGGGCACCGGTAGTATCGAGCATAAACCCAGAATCAACCAGTCCCTGCTCGATGATATTCTGTCGGGCTCGCTCGGCTACTGCTTCGGCGGCGTCACGTTCAACACCATCCTTTTTCCCCTCATTCATAGCAAGGGAACCGATGCGATTAAATACTGTAACGATGCTGGCGAAGAAGCTCATCCTGTGCGAAGCTCCTTACACATGACCCGCTTGCCAATGCGCAAGGACTGATCATCGTTGATGTCAATTGGTTCGAGGTTGAGATTGCTTGTCACAATATGGTCCTCAAGATCGAAGGTTTGATTCTTCTCAAAGAATACCACCCAATCGGACAGACCAATTGCCTGCTCCGCCACGTCAACCTTGAATGACTGTCGATCGAATCGAGTAATTCGGCATGGGACGTTAGTGTAGGCGTCCGCGTAGGTACGCACATTCGCACCCAAAGAGTCACGAACAATCGTGGGACTCTGAATGGTGCACGTATCGGGCCAGAAATCCCGAACGTGGGCTTCCAGCCGCTTATCGAGTAATCGATTTCTCGGCATTATTGATTCCTCAGGGAATCTTTCCGCCAGAATTCGCGCTGAGTAAACGGATCAAGTATCTGCTCGGCAATTTCGAAAATACCAGCGGGGTCGGACAGTCCGTCGGTAACTTGCTCACGTAGACTCTTAGCTCGCTGGCGGATCTCCGCCGCAACCTTCGCACCGTCAGTTTGGAATCCATCTTGAGTCTTTATGACTTTCTGGATTAGGACTTCACGGGAAGCGATAACATCCAGCGCCTGCGCCGCAGCGAGTCGCACATCGCTATTCTCTAGAGTGAGGAAGGTATCAATCTCATTGTCGGTATAGATTTGGTTTTCGGGGTCAGACTCGTCAAAATCGAAGACGAGGAGGCGTACCTTACCTCTATCGGTCGTCAGATCGTAGGTGAAGTCTTGAACCATCTTGCACCTTGTTCAAAAATGGGGCGGCGGAGTCGACCATCACTCCCCCACCGCCCCATTGGGCCAACGACGACCTGAATCGTCGTCAACTTCTATTCGCTAGGCCGCAACGCCCGCAATAACTGCGAAGTTGATCACCATCAGAGCGTCCAACGCAGCAGATGCGTGGATGTTCGTGATGCTGATAACGAACGAACCGGCACCAACACCAAGGATGGTGACCTGCGGAGTTCCTCCGCCCGCGTACGTGGTAGAAACCGACACAATGTCGGTTGCCACAACTTCGGTGTTGGTCACTGTAAATTCCGTTGCGACGCCCGCAGCGAGCGTGAGCGCAACCGTAGTGATCTGTCCCGTTCGCGTGCTAAGCGTAACAGCGGTCGAGTCATCAGTAAGCTGAGTGACTGCGCCGCCATCACCGGTCACGTAACCGGGGCCACCTGCTGCCAGTTCCGAGGTTCCGATAGAACCAGCGGGAATCTGACTTGAGCCGGGACCAACAGATGCAGCCATTGCCACCATGATGGTGGTGGTCGCCGCGGAGTCCACCGCTTCAAGAGCGATGCCAGCGTAGTAGCCAGACTGTTTCCGGCTGAGGATGCCGTCATCCGCGTCGGCGTAGTACAGCTGCTCTCCAGCAACTACTGCCACGTTTCCGTCGTCATCTGCACCCAAAACCGAAACGTTGTACACACTCGGTCGGAAGTCAACTACGGTATTACCGTCGCTGTCCTCGTCATTGAGCGCAATACCAACGATGTCTCCGTACCGAACCACGTCGCCAGACGCGGGAATGGTCGGATCAGTGACTGCGACCTTGATGCCGCCCAAGTCAATCTGGTGAAGATTAGTAGCCATGATATCTCCTTTCTGTCCGCTTAGGAACCAGTGCCGTCAGAGGCAACGGTGCCTGCCGGGTCCATTCGAGCCCCACCAAAGACGTGGCGGACCTTGTACTGGAACCCATCTCGTTCGAAGTCACCATCCAGCGGGTTGATGTCCCCGCCACCAATGCGACGAGCATTGGGTGACTTCATGAAAATCTCAGGAGTCTCGTGACCCCGGAGCTTGCCGAATTCCATCACCGGGCGACCGGACTCCGGATTCGCAAACAGGTACCATGACGTGTCTCCGTTGGACGTGGAGACGATCGGCAGATACGGGTCCACCGAAAGGACAAGACCGGTTGTCATCCAGTTGGCGACAATCAGTTCCATCTTCCCGACTGAATCAACCGTACCCTGAAAACCACCACGCTGCTCGATTCGCAACTGAGTGGCATTCATGATATTCTGCGCGGTGATCTGCAGTGCCGGTGGCACCACAAGGTGAACGAGGTCGGTGACGATGGGCTCGCCGTCCGCGTCAACCTGATTCGCCAACGTCTCCAGTCCGGTCACCAGACCGGCGATGTCGAGCGCTGGGTTGGCGGTGATGACATTGCCATTGCCGCCAGTGTAGAGCGATCCATGCGGTCCGGTCGAGTCAGCGAACAAGCCCGTGACGAATTTCGCCTCGGACCGAGCCGCTGCCTTACCAAATCGTGCCGGGACGTCGCGGAGAGCATCGAGATCGTCGTTGACGAACGTCTCCCACGAGAACGGCATGAAGCGCCCGTACTTCAGAACGGAGTACTGATAGCGTCCCTCTGAGAGGCTGGAACCCGGGTAGAGTTCCTGTTCCTTGACCTCAGTAAGAACACTCTCTCCACCGTCCACGAAGAACCGACTCACCGAACGGAAGTCCCGAACAGTGCGCTGCTTCGTGTAACGCTCCCACGTCTTGGGGAAGTCCATGTAGTTACCGAGAAGAACTCGGTCAAGGACATCACCAAAAAGCAACGGGAAATCGTCGGTGCTCATCGCCTCTTGGAAGTGATAGAGAGGACGCTTGCCCTCAAACACCTCGTTGACGAATTGCGTGGCCTCTAGCAGTCGCTTCTGATAGTCGCCGCGACGCTTGGTCTCCTGAATCGCGGTACTGGATCGCATGCCAGCACCTTCGCTACCAAACAGAGACTGAATGGAAGCTTCCTCACCCTTCAGGGTGTCAATCAACTCAAGAAGTTCGGCCATTACCGACCTCCCACTGCGTGCTTGGTTGCCGATTCCGACATACCGGCGAAGCTAAGCGCTTCGGTCAGTTTCTCGTCGAAGTTCTTGACTTCCTCTTCTCCTCCACCGCCGCCGTCGCCAGAACCACCCATGTTGGTAATTCCGCCTTCAACAACGCTGCCAAGGTACTTGACCTCGGACTTGATCCCTTCCTTCAGGATCTCGTCGAACTTGGAAGTATCCAGTTCGCCGGAATCCGTCACAGGGGGATTCGAACTGAGACTCTCGGTGAGCCTCTCGACCGTCACATCGGGGAGATGGCGGTCATTGGGAAGCTTCGCGCCAGCGATCTGGGTGCGGGCGTAAGTCCGCGCCTCAGAAAGCAGGATACGTTCGCCCTTGCGAGCATCAGCCTCCGACAATGCCTTGATCTCCTCGTCCTTGGACGCAATCGTGCCCTGTGCCTCTTCGAGCGCAGTCTGCGACTCGCGCAATTCTGCCTCTGCTCGAGTTTGGGCGGCGATTGCCTCCTCAAGGGTACCCATATCAGGTTCCTCCTCAGGGGGTTTTTCGTCATTCAGCCCACGGGCGGACTCGAATAGTTCGAGTACTTTTCCGCCAGCACCGGGCTTGGTCACAAAATCGACGCTACGCGCCGAACTGATTCCTTCTACGACTGGTCCTTTACGGCCCTCCTTTTCACCAGAGGAAAGGGTCCCCTGCGCCCGGATTGATACGCCAATATAGGGTGCAAGTTCCGCTACCGACTCGCGGTAAGGGGCAAACACTCTGGCCTGACCGTAAAGGCCGGGTCCTGCAGGCCCATCCTCCTTGAAAGTAATCGGCCCCTGAGTAACCGCCGCGAGGTCCTTGAGGGAGCGCTCCGGTCGATTATCATTCTCAGATTTGGTCGGATGGTCCCAATACATGTGGACGCCCTCGAAGACGGCCTTGTCCCGTTCCAGGACTTCCTGACTGTAGAAGCCAGAAGAACCCCAGCCGGGGCCGATAATCTTGATGGGAATAACGCCGTCGGTTTTGATCCCTTCGACGATGTTCGCTGCATCTACGATCTCGGTTTCGAACGTTAGGTCGCCCACGTGACTTCTCCTAGTTCACAACGCGATTAGAACACGTCTAGCTCTGGTTGACAAGCCCTACTACCCTTCTGAAGATCCCGCATTTGTCGCAGGGGCTACAGGCTCTTTCTCTTCGGGTCGATCCTGTCCGTCGTTCTCCCCCGGGAACATCTTGTCGAGGATCGCCTCTTGATTCTCAATACCGAAGGCGGACAAGACCTGTTGTGCCATCGTACGCTCCGGCATACCCCGGATATCCATGGCCGTTGCAAGCGCGCTGAGGATCTTATCGATCTCATGTTCGAGAATCGGAGGCCAAGTGATGTCAACCTTGATAACAACCGCTTCTCGGGCTTGTTCTTCATCCACGAATTCGATGTTATCGATTCCGCGTTGATTTTGCTCGGCAACGAAGGTGAAAATTCGTCGCCAAATCATTGACCACATCTTGCGTCGCTCGACAAACTTCAATTCCGTGGGACGGTCCATCGTAAGCGCCGTTGCGTGGTTACCTTGTGACAAGTCACCGAAGAACGTCTCCGGTAGTCCGGTTGCAGCAGCAACCATGAGGAGCAATCGTCTACCTTCCTCCGGTCCGGTTGTCATGCCAGCCGTACGAATTGGCTCGAACATGATACCTTCGGGAGTGGTGACGATTGTTGAACCTGTCACAGAAGGGGGGTTGGTTTCACTTGTCCCATTAGCAACAGACTGAGTAGTGTTGAGCGTATCCTTGGCGCTTGTGACTCCCTTGGATCCCCCGGGTGTGGTCATCTTTGCAGCAAATCGGCTGAGAGCCCGCTGAATAGTGGCCCAATTCTCAAGGAAAGTCTTATATGCCCGCGCCCAATCAAGACCGGCCCAAGTTTCGGGAACGCCGAACTTCATATCCGGCAATCCACCAGTCTTGATATGGTAGACACGCTCTGTGCTGACCGGGATATCACCAATCATATCGGGTAGTACATCCCGTTTGAGGTCGATGTCGGGGTAATACATCGCCCGCATCTCACGCGTCATCTCATTGGTTCTCTCATTGAGAACATCTACCATCCATCGCCGCAGATACCACATCGGAGACTTGGAATCGTTGGGATCCCTGATGACGTCTTGGATCTCCCGTGGTGGAATGCTGCGGAGTTTCACTTCTCCTGTGACTGGATTGGGGAAAAAGACAAAGAAGATATTGCCCTCTACCTGTAGTTCCGTCTCCTTGTCGATCATCGACTGATGGGAGGTTAGTTCCTTCTGGTTGTCCGGGTCGGCCAAGAAAGAGTGGATGAGAGTATCAGTTTCAGGAGTGTCACCCTTGAATTGGACGCTCTGACCATAGACGTAGTAACTCTGGGTGAGGACCGCCCTGCGGATAAGAGGGTTCTTGAGGAAGAACATCCTGGACATATCCGCAATTCGCTTGATTCCCTCGCGGGTGAGATCGTTATCGGAGTCGCCGGAGAGTTGCGCCCAACCAACATCCTCAAGGCCGAGTTCGAGATCGGCCAGTCGCTCCTTCAATTCGTAGTTGGTAAGGGAAAGCGCCTCGTTCATACCCTCGGTCTGCTCGAGTTCGTTGAGGATGCGATCTTTCCTCCAGCTTTTCTTTGCCATTAGTTAGCGTCCCTCACTCCAATGATCAAAAGTTCTGGGTAGTAGAGATCATCCTCAACGTAGAATTGGATCCCATAGGGGATTCCATCTGTGGCCTTGCGCGGATTGCCAGTGAGTAGGGAAGCGTTGACGAGGACCTGAACAATACCGGCTGTCGCGTCAACAACGGTAGTACTGATGTCCTCCAGCGCAGCATCAATTAGCGTATCCCAATCGGCAATCTTGCGGACCGTCGCGGTGACGGTTTTGGCGGTAAGGTCCACCGCAACGCCGTTGCGCTTGATGGTAGCGTCAATCGGGACTATGCCCTTGGCGTATACGAGAAATGGCGCTGTTACTGTCATTCGTTATCCACCACTAGAACTGGACCGCCATCGACGGTTATCACTGTGTTGCCATCTACGACTAAGTTTACCCCACCATCAATCTCTACCACAATTGAGGGCGCAAAGAACGTCGGCCAATCAATGTCGAACATGAAATGAGCGATTACCGCTGCAAGTGGCATTAGACCCCTACCCCTAGCATTGGCATGCGGGTTGGATCAATTGCTGCGGGAGGAATATCAACCTCTGATGGGATCTCGATGAACTGAGTAGTGGACCTAACGGTCACACCAACAGCCGTAGCTGTCTGCGTGAGTCCCACCTCGTCATCATCAGCCAGTGTTTCTGAGCCAGTCAGGTCGCTGACGAGTCCGGTCCCTGTCGGGACTATGACAATGTTAGTAGATGTAGTGGTATTGAGTCGGAACGCCATTGCGGGATTTGTCGCGCTTGGAAACTCACTCATATAAACACGAAGATTGGCGACAATCTCTACGCCGATTCGCGCCATCTGCTTCGTATCACCCGATACCTCTGAAGTTAATTGGCCAGCGGAGCCGTGGAGTATCGGGTCGTACATTTGCGTGGTGCTCCAAGTATGGGTATATGGCGGACCTCGAAGAGCCTCATCAATGTCCGTATCCATTTGCATTTGTTCCCAGTCGGCTGCTGGGGTGCCATCAAAGTCAGAAATGAAGCCGACACCATCATCGGCAGCATTCGATTCGGTGCCAGTGGTATCTTCTTTGATCCCGGTTTCAACCGAATATGAGATCACAAGATTGCTGGATTTCACTCCGTCGTAATGAGCGAGATCAACCGTTGAGGTGGTGTCTAGGATTCCACGCAAATTACTAAATACCATCGTGCGTACGAGATTAGTCATTACCTCTACTGCTGTTATGCTATCACCACCCCACAGACTGGTAAATCTATCGCTATTCGCGGATTGACCTAGCTTCCCACCGACGATTCCGGAGACGCCCCCGGCAACGGACACTAGTGGTGACTCGAACTGCGCGTTGTCGTTGTGCATGCCGTCGTTCACGTAGTCACACGCGATCAGCGAATCAATAGCAGGTGATTCGGTGCCGGTGTTGTCCTCAACGACCCCAACAGCCGTCCCAGAGGCAACCAGATTGGTCGAAGCGGTCCCATCGTCAGTGAACTCATAAGAGCAGGTAAAGCCACCAGAGTGGCTTGATATCCAACCATACATGTCCTCATAGACGTGAGGACCATAATCCTTAAACTGTGCGGATGCTTCGTCGGGCGGCTGGAAACCGGGGATCAACGACGCGAAAAAGTCATCACCATGCTCGCTGACGAATGACGACTTACTACCAATCCGATATTTGGGCATCTAACCTTCCCACATCAGTCGACCGGAACCAAATGACAAATCAACGGCATTTGTGATTGTGTTCCGTTGAGGCGCGTTCAGTTGCCCATCGGAGTCAACGTGAAGGACACGATCGCCACCAGAACCCTCAAACCACCACTGTACCGATCCACGGTCGATAGCGTACCGCGTCTCGCCTTCAGCCAATGCTCGCTGCTGTAGACGAGCGTCACGGTTTACCCAGCCACTGAGTGTGGGCACTGCGTCCTGTTCGGCCTGCGCTAACGTGACAATCGCCTGCGCGGGCTTCCACGGACCATCATCCGTCTCGGCACGGTCAAGGTTCGCGATCTTCCGCGCCTTGGCGCGTGAACGGGCTTTCTGCTTCGCTTGCATCTCCTTAGTCTGCGCGGCAGGTAGGCCACGTTCGCCGATCTCATGCCACACCACCCACGAGTAGAAGCACGACTCCCACGCCTGATGTTCGTCGCCAGTCATCCACTCGCCCAGAAAGTTCTTGATTCGATTCACGGGCACCGGGTTACCAGCGTCCTGATGATCACCACACACCTCTCGAAACCCAACAATTTCGATCACTCGCGGAGTAGCGAGCGTATCGAACCGCTGGAAGACGACGCACTGGCCGTTGCCGCACGCCGTGGGATACCACGTGTTCGTCTTCCATTTCGAGGTAGGAGCGGTCCACACCATAGCTATCCCCTAACGATGGCCCAACCATCATCGAACTCATCTACCTTGGCTGCTCGTCCATCCCGCGTAAGTAGTGTTCCTACATCATGTGCTGTTGCTGTGTAGGTAGGTTTAGTGCCTTGCCCACCACTAAGTAACCTACGCTTCGTTTCTGCCGTACCAATTAGCAATTCGCAACGACTACGTAACTCGCGAAGCACTTCAGCGTCTCCTACATTCGCGAGGATGATGTCGGCAGTGAAGTGCGGCCCTTCGATTTCTACATCAATCTTGACATTATTCGCCGCGATGTTCGCGCGGGCACACTCTGCGATCTCAGGGATGTACTCGATAGCAATAACCAATTTGGCACCCATCGCTTTTGCTACCAACCCGAGAATCCCCGAGCCTGCACCAAAATCGTAGACAGCCTTGCCGTCGAAGTCTACTGATTCCATTTCACGTAACATGGCGATTGTAGCAGGATGCCACGGCACGTATGCCTTACCATCATCGGGAACGAGACGTACCACGATGGGAGCATCCACGTCTTCACCCGGCACAGCAATCGTCACCTGTTCAGTCAATTTGATCATTATGCTGCCCTTCGGTTCCAAATTGCGGTAATGTAGACTGAGCTTACCGC